TTTTGTGTGAATAAAAAATGTGGCAAACATACAGCGATTATAAGCAGTAAATCTGTGAAGACTAGCTGCTTAATTTGGGGATAGTGGTGTAATTGGTAACATATTTCCTTTGCAAGGAAATGTTTAGAGTTCGAGTCTCTCTGTCTCCACATGAAAAGTATTGTAGATGCATATATGAATACAACGTAACTCCTAGGTTTTAGTTTATCTATGTAAGTTTAGTCCTAGTGGATGTCGTAGAATCCTTAGTAACAAGGGAGGCTAGAGTTATCTCCCTTACATCGTGGGTTGTAGCAGTGATAGCTTACTTGGCTCATAACCAAGTGGTCGTTGGTTTGAATCCAACACCCACAACTATTAACTTTTAGATTTAATATATTAAACTAAGGTTTTCAACTCTACTTTCCCTTAATAAAGTAGAGTGCTATTATTAAATAATTAATATGGATATAAAAATTAAAGAACAAATAATAGAATTAAGAAGAAAAGGTTTAACTTATAATGAAATAAGAGATATTACTAAAGTAAAGAAAACTACTATTTCAGATATTGTAAAACCTTTAAATTTAGGAGGTAATACTATCAAAAAGTTAACACCTGAATTGATTGAAGAAATACAAGCTAAATATAATGAAATTGGTAATTTAAAGAAAGTTGTAAAGTTATATCATATAAGTTTTGAAAGATTATCAAAAGTAATAAAACATGGTAAAGAGAAAAAAGTTTCTAATGTAGAAGCAGTAGAATCTTGGAGAAAGAGAAAGAAAAAAGCTTTAGTAGAATATAAAGGAGGTAAATGCCAATGCTGTGGTTATTCTAGATGCATTGAAGCTTTAGAATTTCATCATTTAAATCCAAATATAAAGAACTTTACAATTTCAGGTAAAAGTAAATCTTTTAATTCTCTTAAAAGTGAAGTAGATAAATGTATTTTAGTATGTTCAAATTGTCATAAAGAAATTCATGCTGGAATAATTAACATAAATAATATTGTTAATCAAAAGGTTGAGGTATCGTAATCCTCTATCCCAGCTATAAATAGGAGTATAGTTCAGTCGGTTAGAGCATTTGGCTTATATCCAAATTGTCGGGGGTTCAAGTCCCTCTGCTCCTACTATTTACTCTCTTTAGCTCAGTTGGTAGAGTACGAAACTTTTAATTTTGGGGTCATGGGTTCAAGTCCCATAGGAGAGACTATGAATTATTTATTAAAACTTATACAGAATAATACAGGAGTAAGTTCTAAGAATTTCTTTTTAGTATCTGTAACTATTGTAGGTATATTATTACTTATAGTACCTATAATAGTATTATTAGTAGAAGTATTTAATGAACATACAATACATACAGATTTAAGTGGTATGGCACAATATATTACAGCAGTAGCGGCTATATTTACATCTGTAGGTATTACTAAAGCATGGTCAGAAAAATATGAAAAGAAATAAGCTTCTCTATATCAATGATAGATTGTCACCCTTGTAAGGTGAAGGTTATAGGTTTGAGTCCTATGAGAAGCTCAATATAAACTTTAAATTTGTATTATTATGAAAGTTATTACATTTGTAAAAAGCATGATTAAAGCTTATTTTAAAGCTTATGCAGATGCTATGGAACCATTCTATAAACATGGTATTTCTCCTATGTGTCCTGCTTAATTAATTGATGATTAAAGTGTTATGAGCAATATGGCTCATACACTATGGTTAAGGAGGTCAATACCTCCTTTTTTAATGACTGTTAATTAAGTGTTAAAGTATGTAATTTCCTTGCATAATATAAATATTTGTATTATCTTTGCAGCAGTTAAATAAAACAATGCTCCTATGGTGGAATTGGTAGACACAAGGGACTTAAAATCCCTCAGCCTTTAGGCTATGCAAGTTCAAATCTTGTTAGGAGTACTAATATAAAAATATTAAGAGTATGGCAATAAAAAGTGATTTACAATGGCAGGCAGAAGATGATGCTAGAACAATGGCTAGGTATCAGGAAATTATGTCTGATAAAGCTAGATTAAAGAGAGCAACAACTGCTGCAAGAAAAGAAGCAGCTAATTTAACTAAAAGAGCAAATGCAATGAGTGCTGCTGCTAAAGGAGGAAGGAGAAAATAATATGGCAGGAATGTTGAAAACAATAAATAGTTGTTCAGGTACAACTAGTAAAGAGTTACGTGATAATATTAATAAGAAAGATATTACTAAGGACCAAATAGTTGATATAGTATATGCTATAAATAGGTTCTATTGTTTCTATTATGAATAGGTTAATATGGAGAAGTTTAATAATGAACATAAAGAAGAATACAATAAAGAACCTGTATATTATTGCAAGAAATGTCTATCTTTAAAAATAGGATATGTAGCAGTATTAGAAGGTTCAGAATATTGTGAAGATTGTAATTCTACTAATATAGGAAAAGCTCCTATTGAAGAGTGGGATAAAATGTTTTTTAATAAATATGGTTATCATTATTTAGAAGAATTTAAAGATAAATAAATATGGAAGAGAATAGAGAAAAAAAGAAACTCACTTATGAGCAGTTAAATGAAGTTGCTAATCAGTTAGCACAGGAGAATATGAAGCTTAAACAGAAGTGTCAAGAGCTTTATATGGCAGATACAATTAAGAGATTGGAATTCTTGTTTAAGGTGGTAGAATCTACTTATCCTTTTAGTGCAGAATTTAGAGATACTTGTGCTAAAGAAATTATAGAACTTATGACTCCTGTACAAGAGAATAAAGAAGATAAAGAATCAGAATAAAATGGATAGACCAAATAGTGCACTAAAAGTTCCTTATAAGAACTTAATGGGATTTTTCACACTATGGTTAAAGTTCTTAAGACCTTTTCATACTTTGTCAGATAGAGAGTTAGAAGTAGCTGCTTGTATGCTTAAAAACAGATATGAACTTAGTAAGAAAATATCTGATGAAAAGATACTAAATGATGTCTTATTCAGTAAAGAGAATAAAGATAAAATGATGAAAGAGTTACACATTACTAATCAATATTATCAAGTAATACTTGGTAAATTGAGAAAAGTAAAATTCATAAAGGATAATAAAATCTACTCAAGATTTATTCCAGAATATGAAGAAGGTAAGGTGTTTACTTTATTACTTGTATTTGATGAAGAAAAGATAAAAGATGAATTATAAAGATTCAGTTATAAAAGTAGCAAAAGAACTTAATTTAAGTGAAGAATTCGTAGATAAAGTATATAAAGCTTATTGGATAACTATAAGAGACTATATGTCTTCTCTTCCTCTTAAAGAAAATCTTACAGAGGAAGAGTTCAATAGGCTTAGACCTAATATTAATATACCTTCTATAGGTAAGTTCTATGTTACTTATGATAGGTATAAGAATAAAAAGAAACAATTTAATATAATCAAAGAATTGAAGAGTAGAAATGAAGATAATTAAAGCAAAGAAAATTAAACCTACATTTGACCATGTAGTAACTTCTTTAAATCTTTATGAAGAGGATTTATATGAGAATGGTATTATTACTCATGGTAAAGGAGAACCAATGATGGAACAAACTGTAATAGCAGCAGGTCCTAATACTCCATTTAAAGAAGGTATGATAGTACATATCAATCCTATTAAATATGCTAAGATGAAGCATAAAAAAGGTTCACTTAATGATGGTGTTATTGAAGATAATGCAGTTATTGATTATGTTCTACCTATCATTCCTATGGGAGATAAACTAGTACTATTCTTACAGTCAAATGATATTGATTATATTATTGAAGAGTGGGATGATGTTGAAGTAGAAAAACCTAAGAAACAAACTCTTATTCTTCCTGGTAAAAAAAGTATTATTGTCTAATTAAATAGTCCTAGTCAAAAGTTAGGACTTTAATTTTTTATAGAGATATGAAGTTATTAAAATATGAAGGATATAATCTTACTTTTGAACCTGAAATATTAGCTCTTAAAGTATTTAAGAAGTTACATACTAGAGACCATTCAAAAGATAAATCAAGATTTATTCAAGAGTTAGCTTTTATATATTTTTATTCAGACCCTAGGTCTGATTATCAATATTTAACTGATGAGAATGAAAGACTTAAAGCTATAGTAGAAGGAGAAGGTTTACCTGATGATTGGAAGATAGATAAAATATTACAGGATGCTATAGATTATTATAGTTCTTTTAAGCCTACTTCTGCATTATTACTTGAAGATACTAGAGCAGCAGTAGATAAGTTAAGACAGTTATTAAGAAATATAGATTTAACAGAAGTTGATGATAAAGGTAAACCTATATATACTCTTAATACTATTACTGCTACAATTAAACAGGTTCCTTCATTAGTTAAGGATTTAGATGAAGCAGAAAAGACTATAGCTAGAGAAATTATGCAAGATGAATCTATTAGAGGTTCACAAGAAAAATCAATGTTTGAAGATGAATAATATGAATATAGAAGATTTTAATAATAAACAGTTTGATATATTTGGCACTACTTTTACTATTAAACTAGTAGATACATTAGATGCAGATGATAATCTACTTCATTATGGACTTACTAAAGGTAATATAAGAGAGGTAAGAATAAGTAGAGAAGTAATAAAAGCTAAGCAACCTGATTCAGAGTTATATTTAACATTAGTTCATGAGATTGTACATGTTATATTGGATACAGGACAATGGCTTGAAGAAGCAGGGAACGAAGCATTAGTTGAATGGTTAACTAGATGTATTATATCATTATTAAAACAAGGTATATTATGCAAATAGAAGATATAACAAGTGCTTTAAATAAGTATTTAGAAGATAAAAGAAAACTTGAAAAGTTAGATATAAAAGGACATTTTGTAGTTAAAAGAAATATCAAAACTATGAAGCCTCCTATTTATAAGAAGTTTATTATCAAGCTTTATTATGTTACTCCTGTACAGGATAAAGAGATATTTACAATAATGAACATAGATAAATGTCCTAGTGGTTCAGAAGATATTTATTGGGAAAACTTAAGTAAAGAATATCTTTTATATGTATTTAATTTAATGAGAACTGACACTTTTACTAAATTAATATATGGCAATATTGATTGAAACTAATGAATATCAAACTCCTATAACTGAAGAATTACTTTCTCAATATCCAGAGGAAGTAGTTCAACAGTTTACAGAGATTGTTAATATAGTTCCTTTTATTAAGAATCTTATTAATCCTAATAGACCTAAGATAGAAGATTTACCTAGAGATAAAGAAGGTAGAGCTATTGTAGATATAACTAATCCTCCTATATATAAAGATGCAGATTATTTTAGACAAGCAGCATTATTTTATTTAAAGAATGATTGTTATACCAAATTGAGACCTAATAGTAATCCTAACAGTGAATATAGGAAGTATTGGAGAGAAGAATTAAGAAGATGTAGAGAAGGACTTATAAGACAATCTGATGGTATGTATGTTACTGGTTTTCTTTACTGGTTTCTTAATTATTGTCCAATGATGGTAAACTTCTATAAAGAAGGACAAAAGAAAGCTATAAGAAAGGAATCTTTTGGTTTCTTCTTTGAAGGTATATGGTGGAGAAGTATATATCTTTATAATGCTAGAGAGCAAGGACATCATGCAATAGAATTAGCAAAAAGAGGTTGTGCCAAGAGCTATTTTTTAGCTACAATAATGTCACATAATCTTATTGTAGGAGAATCAGAAGCTACACATAAAAGATGTATTACAGTACTTACTGCTGCACAAAAAGAGTATCTTAAAGATGATAAGGATGGTACTCTAAATAAGTTTATACCAGAGCTTTCATTTGTTATAGATAATACTCCTTTTTCTAATCTTTTATTAAAGAATTCACCTAATGAAATGTCTTGGCAAATGGGGTATAAGAAACCTAATGGTGCTATAGGTGGTTCTATGAATCAGGTATTAGGTGTATCTGCTAAGGATGATAGTGATAAACTTAGAGGTAAGAGAGGTTGGATATTATATGAAGAGATGGGTACTTTTGATGGCTTATTGGAACTATATGATGTAACTAGAAAATCAGTAGAAGATGGTGATTATACTTTCTCTTGTATGTACCTCGTGGGCACCGCAAACAATAAAGAATCTTCCTTTTTATCTGCTAAAAAATTATTATATGCACCTGAATCTTATAATATACAAAGTGTACCTAATGTATATGATAAAAAAGGTAGTGGTAAAGATGTCTTTGGTTTCTTCTTTCCTGCATATATTAATAGAGCAGGATGTTATAACAAAGATGGTATATCTGATGTAATTAAAGCTTTATTACAAGTATTAATGGCTAGATATAAAGCTAAATATGGTGCAGACCCTACATCAGTACTTAGAGTTATAGCAGAGGACCCTATTACACCAGCAGAAGCTATTATTAAAGTAAAAGATGCATTTTTTCCTGTAGCTTCTTTACAAGAAAGAGCTGATACTCTTGATAAGAATCCTAGTTTATATGATGATGTATATGTAGGAGAACTATATACTACTGGTACAGGAGAAATAGAATTTAGACCAACAGATGATATTCCTATTAGAACTTATCCAGTAGATAATGATACTAAAGGTGCTTTAGAGATATATTCTATGCCTAAGAAAGATAGAGAAGGTAAAGTATTTAATGATAGATATATTATAGGAGTAGACCCATATGACAATGACCAAGCAGAATCTCATTCTTTATATAGTATCTTTGTTTTAGATACATTTGTAGATAACTTAGCTGCTGAATATACTGGTAGAACAAACTTTGCGGATGAAGCACATGATATGGTACTTAAACTGTGTATTTTCTATAATGCTAAAGCTTTATATGAAAGTAATAAGAAGGGTTTATATTCTTATATGGAAAAGACTAGAAATACATTTAGATTAGCTGATACTCCAGAATATTTAAGAGATAAACAATTAGTTAAGTATTCTTCTTTTGGTTCTAATGCTAAAGGTGTTAATGTTAGTGCTAATATTAATAACTTTGCAAATAGACTTATTAAGGATTGGTTATTAATGAAAGTACCTATAGAAGTTAAACAAGAAGATGGACATATAGAAATACAGGAAGTACCTAAATTATATACATTAAAGACTAGAGCCTTAATTGAAGAGGCAATTCAATTTAATCCAGATATAAATGTGGATAGAATTAGAGCTTTAGGTATATTAATGCTCTATAGAGAGCAATATATTATTAGATATGGTACAGGAAGAACAGAATCTAGTTCAGAAAGACTAAGTAAAGATTATGCAGGTAATGATGAATTCTTTACTAAGAATTTTGATGCTAGACATATAGGTAAACAGTAAATTTAGTAAAAATAGATTAAAATAATAAGAAATCCACTTATATATAGGTATAAGTGGATTTTTTTATATATCTTTGCAAGCAAATTAAATTAATAATAATATGAGTGAAATAAGTAGTTTTCCAAGACAGGCTTTACCTTTTTCTAGAAAGACTAAGAAATGGAGAAAGCAATGCCTAGATTTTTTTGATTCTAAATCATTCACTCATTATTCTCTATGCAGAAAGAGTGTTCTTCATAAGAAGATTAACTATGATTTATTATTAGGTAAATTACATATGAATGATTTGCAATTAATATTAAATCCAGATGATATTAAAGCAGATTATATACCTAATAAAATACAACATTATAGTATTCTTCTTCCTAAACTTAATGTTCTTCAAGGGGAAGAATCAAAAAGAGTATTTGATTATAGAGTTATAGTAACTAATCCTACTGCTATTTCTGAAATAGAAGAGAATAAGAAAAAAGAATTAAATCAGAGATTACAGGAATGGATAACTGATAATTCTATGAGTGATGAAGAAGCTAGTCAGGAATTAGATAGAATTAATGATTACTTTACATATAATTGGCAGGATGCAAGAGAACAAAGAGGAAATTTAATTCTTAATCATTATGTCAAGCAATATGATATGAAAGTAATGTTTAATGAGGGATTCAGAGATGCAATGACTGTAGGTGAAGAAATCTATCAATGTAGTATTGAAGGAGGAGAACCTGTAGTAAGAAGATTAAATCCTTTAAAAGTAAGAATACTCAAATCAGGATATAGTAATAAAATAGAAGATGCAGATATTATTATTCTTGAAGATTATTGGAGTCCTGGAAGAATAATAGATACATTCCATGATGTATTAAAGAAGAAAGATATTGATTATATTGAGAATCTTAAAACAGGTATTGATGAAGGTAAAACAGATGAAATGAGTAATGTTGACCCTAGATATACTATGATACCTGCTGATTTCTTAGATGAAAATATTGAAGTTAATAATGCAGAAGTAAGCCAAGAAGGTTTCTTTAGTTCTATCACAGATGGATATACAGAAAGCCTTATGCCTTATGATATGGCAGGTAATATTAAAGTACTTAGAGTATATTGGAAATCTAAAAGAAAAATTAAGAAAGTAAAATCTTATGATGAAGATGGTGAACCTCAATATAATTTCTATTCAGAAGATTATGTAATTAATGAAAACTTAGGTGAAGAAGAAGAAACTTATTATATTAATCAGGCATGGGAAGGTACTAAGATAGGTGAGAATATCTATGTTAATATGAGACCTTGTGTTGTACAATATAATAGTTTAATGAATCCTTCAAAATGTCATTTTGGTATTATAGGTTCTTTATATAATCTTAATGATAATAAGCCTTTCAGTTTAGTTGATATGATGAAACCATATAACTATTTATATGATGTTATTCATGATAGATTAAATAAATTAATTGCTAGAAACTGGGGTACTTTAGTTAGCTTTGATTTCTCTAAGAAACCTAAGAATTGGGGAATGGATAAATGGATGTATTTTGCTAAGACTTTAGGATTATATGTTCAAGATTCTTTTAATGAAGGTAATGTAGGTGCTGCTACAGGAAAGCTTGCAGGAGCTATGAATAATGCCTCAAATGGAGTTATATCTGCAAGTGATGCTAATCAGATACAATCTTATGTAGAATTACTTACTTTTATTAAAAATGAAATGTCAGAAGTAGCAGGTATTTCTCCTCAAAGAGAAGGTCAAGTTAGTAATAGAGAAACTGTTGGTGGAGTTGAAAGAGCAACATTACAATCTGCACATATTACTGAATGGTTATTTGTTACACATGAAAACTTAAAGAAAAGAGTTCTTGAAGCTTTTATTGAAACAGCTAAAATAGCTATGAAAGGTAATAAGAAGAAATTCCAATATATATTACCTGATGGTGCTTTAAAGATGTTAGAAATAGATGGTGATGAATTTGCAGAATGTGACTATGGTTTAGTAGTAGATAATAGTGAAGCTTCTCAAAAGTTGAATCAACAGATAGAAACATTAGCACAAGCAGCTTTACAGAATCAGACATTATCATTCTCTACTATTATGCAGTTATTTGGTACAGCTTCCCTTGCTGAAAAAATTAATATGGTTAAGAAAGATGAGAATGCCAAATTACAGCAATTACAACAATCTCAACAGCAGGAAGCACAACAAGCTCAAGCTACTTTACAACAGAAGGCGGAGAGTGAACAACTTCAAAGAGAACAGGAATATAAGATAAATCAAGAGAATAATGAAACTAAGATATTGGTTGCTCAGATTAATGCAGCTTCTAAAGAAACTCCTACAGAGGAACCTGATAATTCTATGGAGCAAGCTAAACTTGATGAAAATAGAAGGCAATTTGATACTAATCTTGATTTCTTAAAGGAAAAACTTGATAAGGAATTATCAATTAAAAGACAACAAATTCATAAACAAGTAAATAATAAACAATGAAAATAATAAATCAACTTGTAGTACAGTCTGATATGCCTAATGATAATAATGTTATTTGGGTATGTGGTAATACTGCTAAATATTATAATAATGGTACTTGGACTACTTTAGGAGAATCTAATGAAGATAGGAAAGAACTTGAAGAAAAGGTAGATTCATTAGATAAAGAAATGGGAGAAGTTAAAAAAGACCTATCTATATTTGGTTCAGAACAAGGTGTAGTAGAATTAGAAATAGGGGATAGTGATGAAATTAAAGCTAATAATTTAAAGAAACTTCAATCTATTCAAACTAATGACCATACTTTCTTTACAGATATTAATTATGGATATGGTACTGCTTCTTGGCTTCCTGCTACAGGAGGTACAGCACTTATTATAACAAGTGAGGGTCATGCAGTTAAATATTTAATATCTATTGAAGGAGTAGTAAGTAAAGATGAGGAATTTACCTTAAAAGACTTTTCAACTGAATTAAATAATAAAGTAGACAAAGTTGAAGGTAAACAATTATCTAGTAATGATTATACTACAGCAGAAAAGAATAAATTGGCTAATCTGCAAAATTACACATTACCAACTGCTACTAAGAATATTTTAGGTGGAGTTAAAGCTATCACTAATATAGCAGACTTAAATGCAGATACTGCTACTATTGGTCAAGTAGCTGGAGTAGTAAATAATTTATTAGCACAATTTAGAACTAGTGGTTTAATACAAGTATAATATGTATACAGAAGATAAAAAATTAAATGCTTTTATTTCTTCTAAGATAGATAAATTAGAATATTCTAAAAGTGAACAAGCACCAATAGATACGTCTTTACTATGGATATATCATAATAATATAAAAGTATATAATAAGTGTATATCTGCTTGGAGAAATATAGGTATATATGATATAGACCATATTGACTTCAGTGGTCTTAGGATAACAGATTTTAATGAACAATTTAGAAAAGTATAAGTATGTTTTTTACAAGAGAAGATATTCTAAAAATACAACAAGCTCTATTTAAAGTTAGTGTAAAAGATAGTGAGTTACCTAATGCAGAGCCTGTTACTCCTAAAGATATTATATCCATAGTACAAAATGGTAAAAATAAGAAAATTAAAATTGTAGATTTTCTTGAACAAATATCTTTAGGAGATAAAGATATAATTAATATTAGTAATAAGTATGATGAACATTATATTTCTTTATCAGAAGCTATTAATTTAGTACCTGAATTACAAAGAAAAGAGGGTTTATTTATTACTTTTCAAGATGTAAATGGTAATTGGCAATTTTATCAATTTAAAGGAACTCTAGAAGAGTTTTCTGAGGAAGATAAATGGTTTAATTTAGACTTTGAAAAGTATTTAAAGGAAACACTTATTCCTATTACTAATATTGAAATAGATAATTTATTTGCATAACTTTTAATTAATATATATATATGAAATTTTTAGATTTAAATGGTTTAACTCATTTTTTTGGTAAAGTAAAAACTTGGATTGGCAATAATTATTTGTCATTAAAGGGTGGTATTATAGATGGAAGTGTTACTCTTTTAGATAGTTTAAGTGTACGAGAGCAAGATTCACATACTCAAAGATATGTTACAATAGAGTATAGTAATATTAGTATGGGTTATCATGATGATGATAATAATGAGGATATAGATGCTGTAAGCATTAACTCAGGTTATATTTCAGCTCCACAATTTAAAAAGAGTGGTGGTACTTCTACACAAGTTCTTATGGCAAATGGTTCAGTTAAAGAAATTGGTAGAGCTAATGGTGTTGCAGGACTTGATGCCAACGGAAGAATCCCGCTCGCACAACTTGGCAACCTCGATACATCTTTGTTCAAGTTGGTAACCAGCCTTCCTTCATCGGGCGAGAGTAACAAGATATACATCGTTAAGGACGGAAGCGATGCCAACGATGTGTACCAAGAGTATTACTATACCAATGGTGCGTGGGAAAAAATCGGTACTCACACCGTGAAGGTCGATTTAACGCCTTACGCCAAAAAGACGGAAGCGGTAATAAATATGGATTTCAGAGGTGTAGCATCCGATGGGTCATCTACTTCAAACACTACAATTCGAAATCTTGTATATACACTAGGTGATGGGAGGGTGAAAGTAGCGGATGTACCTCTTGCTGAACCCAGAACTACTAGTGGAAGACCTTATCCTGGTCAAAACGGCTTCATGAGAGCCTCCGATAAGGCTAAGCTAGATGGCATTGCGGATGGTGCAAACAATTACACCCTGCCTACTGCCAGTGCATCGGTGTTGGGTGGTATTCTTATAGGTTATGGTACAAGCGGTCGTAATTATGCCGTCCTGCTAGATGGAAGCGGTAAGGCTTATGTTAATGTTCCTTGGACTGATACAAACACCACCTATGACTTGTCACCTTATGCTAAAAAGGTGGATACAGTTGACTTTAATTCAATTAGACTAGACAAACGGGCTATCTCTAATACACCACAGGAACTGAAAGAAAAGCAGGTTATATCGTTTACTTCTCTAGGTGGTAAAGGTGGTTCAATAGAACTTGAAGAGGCTACATCTGGTCTGTCAGGCTTAATGTCTATAAAAGACAAGAATAAATTAGATACCATAGCTTTTAGTGCAACTGCGGACAGCGCAATAACTACAGCAGAGATAGATGCATTATTTGCTTAATAATAATTTTAAAAATTAGTTAATATGAGGTTTTTAGATTTAAACGGATTAAAACATTTACTTGGAAAGATAGTAAAGTATGATAAGGGAACATCTAATGTTAGTACCATATCTGACCTAACAGTAGATAATAAGATTAAAACATTGTCTATACAGTCTAAAGCTGGACAAGTAGCACATTCATATATAGTATTTCCAAACGTTAATACTATGGATTTTATAGGTGGTGATATTACCCTTGCTATGGAAGCTAATAAAATGGGTTTACACTTAGCAAAACATCCTTTATTAGAAAAATTATATCCTGAAGAAGCCAAGGCACTTAAAGAGACTGATTTATTTATAATTATAGCAGATATTTTATCTACACTTAAAGAGAAAGGAATTATGGAATGAGAAAAAAGTACTGGTAGAGCAAAACCAGTAACTCCTAAAGCAGGAGTTACTAAAACCTCAAGAAGATATGCTTGTGGTGGTAAACTTAAGAAAAAGAAGTAATGGATAAATTACTTTATAAGATAACAGTAATAGTATTAAAGATACTTCCAATGCTATTAGCTTTTATTACACTATTAAATTCTATATTATCTTACTTTAATATAGACTTAGTAATACTAAGTTATATAGGAGGAGTATCTTTAATTCCTATACTGTTTATTTATATAACTTCTTATACTTTTAAATTCTGTGAGTATCATAGAATGTTCCTACATTATATAGTAATTACTTGGATTATAAATATAATAGATTTATACATAGGAATACCTATTAATGATTTAGAGTATCTATGCCTACAAATGATAATAGCAGGAATAAGTTTATTTTTAGTATTATATTTTTATTTAAAAAGAAAATAATATGAAACATTATATAAGTAAAAGCCAATGTAAATTATGTATTTTATTATTAAAATATGTACCTATAGTATGTGTAGTATTAATGTTACTACATATTATATTTTCTTTATTGGGTTTTAACTTATGTATAAGTGAGATGTCAATACTTACTTTATGTAGTATAATGGTACTAGTTTGGACTCACTGTTTCAAGTTTTGTTTACTTCATAAACTTTATACTATATATGTATTAATAGGATTATGGCTTATGTCTATTCATAGATTTATAGGTTTAGGATATTTACTGGGATTCTTTAGAATAAGTATGTTATATTTAGGTTTTATATTATTAATAGTTACAAGTATTAAATTAAGAATTACATATGTTGAAGGAATTAAGAGACTTATTGATGAAAATAGTAAATGATATAGATTCAGGTAATTCTAATATTGATGAATCTCAAACTATTGAAATTGCTAGTGCTATAGGTGAATTAGTATCTAGATATAATAAACCTAAAATACCTAATAAACTTACTAGATTAGTAGCTTGTAGACATTTAAGAGTAAGTGAAACTAAATTTAATATGCTTAGAAGAAAAGGTTTAATTAGTGAAGGTACTAAGAAAGCAGGTGATGTTAGAAAATGGTCTATAGAAGAATTAGATAAATATATTAAAAATAATAGTTAAAAATAATAAGGATGTTGACAAATCTGAAAAGATTTTGTTAGCATCCTTTTTCTTTGTATATTTGTAGCAGTTTAAATGTTTAACCTTTAAAATTTAATACTATGGAAATACATGATGAAAACAAAAAAGAGTATGCTTCTAAGAGTTTAGCTGGTACTGCATTAGGTTTTGGTATAGCAGGCACTGCTTTATCTTTACTTAATGGTAATGGTTTAGGTAATTTATTTGGTACTAAGAGTACAGTATCTATGCCAGAGAATGTTAATATCAATGGTGGTATTAACACTAATGATGGACCTACAGTCTATGATGCTATTACTAAAGAATGGCAAGATGATTTAAATCTTACCAATGAAATGTGGGCATTGAAGTTAAATACTATGGAGAATGCTAAGAATGCTAGAGAAATTGATGTAGCTGAGAAATTCAGCTCCTATAAGGGACAGATAGAGGCTGATTTTAGACTCTACAAAGGTTATAGAGACAGTGATGATAATATCTTAGCTAAGTTAAATGAAGCTGCATTTGGTTTGTATAAGTACAATAGAGATTCTAAAGATGCAGTAGAAAAGAGAATTTCTGATATTGAAACCAAGTTAGCAGTTAATGCAGAAGCTGATAAGTGGAGAGATAAGGTATTATCTATGCAGATTAATGGTGTTAATGCTAATGCTGAGAATCTTGTAGCTCTTGAAAGAGAAAGAAGACAATGTGCAGATAATAAGATTGTAAACTATGTAAATAGTACATTCTATCCTGTATCTATTGCAGATGTTACTACAGGTACTACTACAACTAAGGCTAGTACTTATAACCCATTATGTGGTTGTACTTGCATTAGATAAATATAAATAAGTAGGTAGTTTATACTACCTACTTTTAACCTTTAAAATAATTAATTATGAGTCCAGTAAATCAATTTATATTAGGTAATAATCCTTATCTTGATGATTTAGATGCACAGATAGCTAAATCTAAAGAGTACCAACAAAGATTAATGCAGTTAAAGCAAAGTGAAGGTACTCCTTTATGGGATAAGATAGATTCTGAAATTAATACTCTTACTCCTATACAGCAGAGTAAGATGTTACAGAATAAAGACTATGCAGAAGTAAATACTAAATTACAAGGTTTAGTATGGAGTGAATTAGTTAAACTTGTAAAATCAAAAGTAGAAACTAATAATAAGGAATTACTCAGCAAGCAACTAGAGTTAATAGGTAAGTTAAAAGCTAAGATAGTTGAAGAGGATACTAGAGAATTAGATTTATTTAATGAGTTTAAAGAATATAGTAAAACTCATCCTAATGCAACATATAATGAATTTTTAAAGAGTAAATAATATGAAGAAAGAAAAGATTATAACTGTATTAAAACAGTATATTAATACTCAATTAGATACAATTAATACTCCTATAATAAGCTTCTTTAAACCTATAATAAAAAGAATAATAGATAATAATATAAATAAAGTAAACAGTTTCTTAGATTTAATTAAAGATGATAATGATGAAATAGATGTAATAGGTTTATTAGAAGAAATGACTACTAGCTTAATGGATAGTAATGAGTTTGACTATAGTATATTCCATATAGGTAATGGTAAAGTTACTATGTCTTTATTTAATCAGAAAATAGCACTTACTACCAGTGATATTGATTTACTGAAATCAATGTTTAATAATTAATACTATGGAAAAACTACTTGATATACTATATAGAAGAGGTCTTATTTCAGCATCAGATAAAGAAGATTTAATGAGAGAGGTTAATATTGAAGAACCTGTTTCTCCTTATAGGACCAAAGTTATTGATAAAGTAAAATCTATGTATCATTATAATGATGGTAGAAAATATGAAGGTGAAAAATATGATTTAGCTACAGCTAAAGACATATATAATAAGTATAAAAGTTCTATAGATACTAAATATACTTGTGATGATGTTTATGTAGCAATTAATGCACAATATCATGATTATTCTACACTATTTCATAAGTGGTTTAATGATATAGATGATAAGATAATTAAATCAGCTATGGTATTCTGGTTTATGGATGAAGATTATACTGGAAATAAAGTAAAAGATTATTTTAAGCTTTAATAATTAAATCTCTTATGTTCTTGCATAAGAGATTTTTTTGTATTATCTTTGCACATTATTAAAGACTTAAAATATGAGAAAGATTTTATTTTTATTATTTATGACTTTATTATTAGGCTCCTGTAAAGTGAAGGAGAAAATAGTAGAAGTTCCTATACCTCAGATAAAAACTGAAATTAAATATATAGATAAGGTTAAGTATGATTCTATTTATTTAAAGGATAGTGTTTATATTATACAGAAAGGAGATACTGTATACAATACTAAAGTAGCTTACAGATATAAATATAAGTACTTGAAAGATACTATAACTATTAATAAAGCTGATACTATAACTAGATTACAGAAAATAACAGAAATTAAAGTAAAAAATCAATTAAATGTAGTACAGAAAATATTAATGTATATAGGTTTATTCTCTTTATTAATGTTCATAATTATTATATATAAGCATTTTAAGAAATGATAGACTTACTTATTAATGGAGGAATAGCTATTGTCACAAGTATAGTTACTTGGATATTAGCTAGAAGGAAATATAATGTAGAAGTAGATGGTAATGAGTTAGATAATATACAAAAACAGTTAGACATATATAAAGAGATAGTTGAAGATACTAGAAAGCAATTAAATCTTATTATAGAATTAAGAGAAAATGATAGGACTACTATACATAAATTGCAAGCTACAGTAGATTCTTTATATCCTTTAGCTTGTCAAATTAAGATATGTGATAAGAGGTCTAGATTAACAGAAAAACAACTTAATAAATTATCAGAAAATGGAGATACTAATAAAAAGGATAGCTAAGAAATCTACATATACTATAGGTAAACTTTATGTTGATAATGAATATTTCTGTGACACATTAGAAGATAAAGATAGAGGTCTTAAAGATACTATGTCAGTAGAAGAAATACTTAAGATTAAAGTTAAGCATGAAACTGCTATACCTACTGGTAATTATAATGTAGATATAACTTATAGTCCTAGATTTAAAAAACAATTACCTATAGTACTTAATGTTAAAGGTTTTGATGGTATAAGATTTCATAGTGGTAATACAGACAAGGATTCTTCTGGATGTGTAATTTTAGGTCAAAACAAAGTAGTTGGTAAGGTGATTAATAGTAGAGTTACTTGTGAAAAGTTTATATCTTTTCTTACAGGAGCTAAAAATAAAAAGGAAAAAATTACCTTAAAAATAGAATAATAATTAAAATTATATAGAACTTATAATTATTTTTGTTATAAGTTTTTATATATGTTAAATATATATTATCTTTGCAGAGAAATTTAACTAATGGAGAAAAATAATATGGAAGAATTAGATTTGGATAATATTTTAAGTGGTGATGAAATTGCCACTTTATTTGAGGAACCTCCTAAGAAAGAACCTAAAGAGGAACCTAAAGAAGAAAAGAAAGAAGAAACTACTGATTTTGATGAAGACAATCCATTTGGAACTTCACAAAAAGAGAGCGTAGGTAGTGAAGATGAAGATATACAAGGAAAGGGAGATACTGAAGATAAGGGTATCAGTTCTTCTCCTAAAAACAAAAACTTCTACTCTTCCATTACTGATGCACTTGTTGTAGATGGTATCTTCCCTGACCTTGATAAAGAAACAATCCAAAATGTAAAGACACCTGAAGATTTTCAGAAGATTATTGAAGAACAGATTAATGCTAGATTTACAGAAAAAGAAAAGAGAATTAATGAAGCTCTTAACAATAAAGTAGAACCTAGTGTAGTTCAGCAATATGAAAGTACTATTGATTATCTTAATAATATTAATGATGATTCTTTAAGTGCTGAAGATGAAGAAGGAGAAAACCTTAGAAGACAACTTATTTATAATGATTATCTTAATAGAGGTTTTAGTAAAACTAGAGCTGAAAAGATGGTTAATGATGCCATTGAAAATGGTACAGATATAGATGATGCTAAGGATGCTTTACAAGGAGTTAAGGATTTCTATAATAACAAGTATAAGGAGATACTTGATAGTGCAAAGGAAAATGAAGAGAAGCTTGCAGAAGAAAGAACTAAACAATCTGAAAACCTTAAGAAATCTATCATGGAAGACAAGAATCTTTATGGTGATGTAGATGTAGATAAAGCTACTAGAACTAAAATCTATGACTTTATTACTAAGCCAGTGCATAAAGATTCTAATGGTAATTATATGACTGCTTTACAAAAGTATCAGTCAGAGAATACCATTGAAGCTATGAAGAACTTTGCTATTTGCTATACATTAACAAATGGCTTTAAAGATTGGAGTAAGTTAGGAAGTAAGCAAGCTAAAAAAGAGGTAAAGAAAGGTTTAGCTAACCTTGAAAAAGTAATTAATTCTACATCTAGAAATAATGATGGCTCTCTTGGGTTTGTAAGTTTTGATGAGAGTTCTTACTTAGGTCAAGGTATGCAGCTAGACATTTAATATATGATTATTAATGTTTAAATTTATATAAATATGTCTGGAAAATTAAGTAGATTTCAGATGCGACCATTCACAACTTGGAATGGTGTAATGAAAGAAAACTCTCTTGCAGCTATGGGTCTTTTAGCTCCACAGAAGTTATCAAGCTTTATGGTGCAACTCTTAGCTTTTAAAAATGGTAAAACTCTTGATACATTCTTATCACAGTTTCCAACTTTAGAATTAGAAAATGACCAAGAAATTACTTGGGATGTTATTGGTAGTGACCGTAGAAATGTAGCCCTTGTTAGAGCTTTAGATGAGAATAAAACTCCTATTACAGCAGAAGGTGCTAATGTTGGTGCTAATGGTGCTCCTTTCTATCTTGAGTTTAATGAGGCTTATTTCTTCCTTGGTGAAGTAATCTTTGGTGAGCTTAATGAGCTTTATCAGATTAGAATTATTGATGAACCTGTAGAGTCTGGTAGTAATTATCTTTATAAGGTACAGACTTATGGTCACAATAATGGTGGTATTCCTAGAGAAAGACTTCAAACTGGTGAAAGATTCTCAACTGAGTATGCTCCAGTAAGTAGAGAATTCTCAAGAGGTGTTGGTGGTATAAATGGTTCTCTTCCAACTAGTATGAGAAATGAGTGGACCACTATTAGAATTAAGCATAAAGTGCCTGGCAATAGACTTGACCAAAAGCTTGCTGTAGGTGTTCCTGTAATTCAGAAGACTGAAAGTGGTTATACTCATACTACAGTTAATAAGTGGATTCACTTAGAAGACTTGAAACTTGAAGAGAAGTTCCAAATGTATAAGAATAATGCTATGATGTTTGGTACATCTACTAGACTTAATGATGGTACTTATAATAACTATGATTTTGGTGGTGCAGTTATTAAGGCAGGTAGTGGTTTAAGGGAACAAATGGAAGCAGGTAATGTGATTTATTATAATCACTTTAGTATTAAACTTCTTGTTGATGCCCTTGGTTCTATTAGTGCAGGTAAACTTGGTTTTAATAATAGAATGTTTATCCTTAAAACTGGTGAAGCCGGTGCTATTCAGTTCCATGAGGAAGTCCTTAAAGATGGTAGTGGTTGGCAGCAAATTGTACTTGATAATAGTTCAGTAAATGCTGTAGCTAAGACTACTTCTCAAATGCATACTAATGCACTTAAAGCTGGTTTCCAATTCACTGAATTCCTTGCACCTAATGGTATTCATATTAAGGTAGAAGTGGATGATAGCTATGATGATACTGTAAGAAATAAAATCAAGATGCCTGGCTCTACTTATGTAGCAGAGTCTTATAGATATGACATCTTTGATATTGGTAATGTTGAGGAACCAAACATTCAGAAGATTAGAATTAAGGGTAGACCAGAGACTAGAAGCTATATTCCTGGTATAAGAAATCCATTTACAGGACAATATTCAGTTGAGTATGCTTCTACTGATGAAGATAGTACAGAGGTACACAAGATGGATACCTTTGGTGTTATTATCAAAGACCCTACAAGGGTAATGTCACTTATTCCTGATATTTTATCAGCATAAGTATAAATAAAAAGGAAGGATTTAAGGATAACATTCTTATCCTTCCTTTTATTTTTAAATTAAAAAGAGAAGAATAAATATGGAAGAAATTTTAGATGATTTGGAATTACCAACAAAGGTAATCCCTGTAGAGAATAAAGAAAAGAAAGTAACTAAACAAAAGAAAGTTAAAAAGGTGATTGAAGAAGATAATGATGAATTAGTATCTTGTCTTAGAAATGAGAAAATCATTGTAAGATATATTCCTAAGATGGGAGGTCTTTGGGCTAATACTACTAATCCTAGACATGTATTATCTGGTGGTATGGCAGATACTTCTTTTAAGACTTATGTAGTACCTAAACTTGCATCTAGTGGTGTTTATGTCAATGTACTTACTAATAAGGAAAAGGAATTCCTTGAGAATTATATGGGTCTTGAAGATGGTGATTTAAGTATATACAATAGACATAATAACTTCTGGGATAGTGGTAATCCTCAAGGTATTAATAAAGTAACTCTTTATAAGAGAGATAATTATTTTGACCTTAGTATTGTAGATGATTATATCAAATATAAGATTCTATTGGCTAACAAGAATTTTATCTGTCCTTCCTTAAAGGAACTTGAAGATAGACCTAAAGCTACTTATCAGTTTGTAATTATTGAAGAAGGTGCAGAAGCTAAGAAACTTAGTGGTAATGTATCAGCTACAATGCAATGTTATAAGGAATTTGGTAAGATGGAAGATGATAATGATACTATGAGAGTAGTCATTGAACTTCTTACTATGAGACCACTTGATGTAAATACTAAGAGTGAGTTCTTAAAGAATAAGATTAATGAACTTATTCAAGCTAATCCTAAGACATTCTTAAATATAGTTACTGATGAATATTTAAGCTCTAAGGTTCTTATTAAGAAGTCTATTGAAGCAGGTAATATTTATCTTAAAGGTAATTATCATTACCTTACAGAAAATAATATTCCTCTTTGTAGTAATAATGAAGAGCCTACATTAAATAATGCAGCTAGATTCCTTAATCTTCCTAAGAATCAAACTATTAAGTTGATGCTTGAAGGAAAGCTTAAAGAAGACTAAATATAATAGTCATATACTTTATATGACTAAGTAGTAATTAAATATAAAAGAATATGACTAATAGTGAATTTTCAAATGAATTTGATGTATTATATCAAAACATTACATCAAATCAAGCTCCAGGCTTAGATGAATATGAGAAGAGTGTATTCTTATCTAAGGCTCAAGATGAAATAGTTAAATCTTATTTTGACCCTAAGACTAATAAACCTCAAGAAGGATTTGATGGTTCAGAGAAAAGACAGATAGATTTCTCTATGCTTATTGTTACAGAGAAAGCTGTAGAATCTACAGTACAACCTGTACAATTATTTCCTCTGCAACATACAAAAGTATTTGCAATCCCAGATAAAATCCTCATGTTTATTAATGAATCTCTTACAGTAACTAGAGATGGTAATCCTACATATTTAACTGTTGTTCCCCTTGATTATAAAGAATATAACAGATTAATGTCTAAGCCTTATAAGAGACCTTTAAAGAATCAAGCTTGGAGAATATTAACTAATACAACTACAATATCAGAAAGTACTAGAACTAATTATGCTTCTATAGCTACAATTATAAGTAATCTTAGTACTGTAACAAGTAATTACAATACAATATATAATACTATAAATGGTAAAGCTATTACCTTTGGTAATACTAAAGATGCTAGAGTTATTCTTGTTGCAGGTACAGCATTACAAATTAATGGTACAACTGCTGGGGATACTGCTATTACTATCTCTGATATTGTAATGAATAATATTAAAGCTTACATTGGTGTTAAAGTAGATACTAAAACAAGTATAGTAGAGTTAATTCCAGGTCCTAATGATACTATAAATTCTTATGTTATAAGATATGTAAAAAGACCTAGAGCTATTATTCTTACTGACCTTGAAGGAGTAACATTAGATGGAATATCTACAAAACAAGAATGTGAGTTAGACCCTATACTTCACTATGAGATTCTTCAAAGAGCAGTAGAACTTGCAAAGATTTCATTTGAAGGTACTTCTGCTTCTCATATACAAGGTGGTAATCAAAGTGGTACTGATAAAGGTTATGTAATGCAACAATCTAGATAATGAATGTACAAGAATTTAGCAATACATTTGATACTTTATTACAACCTTATATAACTAAAGATATTAATGGTAATCAAAATAATTTAGCTTTTGATGAATATGAAAAATCTGTATTTCTCACTAAAGCTCAAGAACAGATAGTTCTAGAGCTTTATCAGGAATTAGAACAATCAGAAGAAGTTAGAAAATACTTAAGTAATCTTATTAAAACAGATAACTATGTTCCTGTAGGAGAGCAGGATGAAACTTTAATAAACGATAATTTCAAATCATACAAAGTAGAAATAAGTAATGATATATTATTTATGATATATGAACAATGCACTTTAAGTGATGAGAATAACTGTATTAATAATAAAGTAGTATCAGTAGTTCCTACTATACATGATGATTTAGATAAAGTATTAAAGAATCCTTTTAAATCTCCTAATAGTAGAAAGGTAATTAGATTAGATTTTGATAATAAAATAGAACTTATATCAAAGTATAATATATCTAATTATAAGGTAAGGTATTTAAAGAAGCCTAATCCTATTATACTAGTAGCATTAGAAGATAATTTAAGTATCAATAATGGTGATACAAAAGTATCAAATGGTGAAACTAATCCTATATTACATGAAAGGATAGTTCAAAGGGCAGTACAATTAGCTGTTCAAAGTAAAGTAAAAAGTAATAACGCATAATTAATTATGCATATGTTTAATTAAATATTTAATAATATGTTTATTGGTTCAGATAATCAATTTAGAAACTTATATGTAATGAAGGCATATAAGGACAGTGAATCTGCTCTTGCAGCAGTAGGTGATTTAAACCTTAAGGTAGATACTGCTAAGAGTAATGTATATCTTGTTTATAAGGATACAGAGGATACAATTACCAGTGACCTTATTAGTATTAAGAATCTTCTTTATGCTAAGGCAACTAAGGCTGCTGATATGGCTAGAAAGCTTAATTCTCAGTCAGTGACTCTTAATGAAGGCCCTATTAGTGGTCAAGATTATGTACTTAATGTTGAGGTAAGAAACTTTGTTGCCCTTGGTGATGATTCTACTCATATTAAGTTTGGTGCAGTTCATGCAGTAAAGGGCATGACTAAATCAGATTTTTACAAGGCTATGGCAGTTAATCTTGCAAAGAACCTCAGTAGAGAACCTTCACCTATTCTTAATGTATTACTTACTAAGAATGATAGTGCAGCTAGTGGTGAGAAGGATTCAGAAGTAGCAGTACTTCTTAATGGTAAAATGCAGAATCTTGCTGCTCTTAAATCTACAGAGTCTTATACTGATATTATCATTGATGAGGTTGAACAACCTTGGAGAAGAGGTGTAGCTCAAGTAGAACCTGTTAATTTCAATACTACTTGTGGTACAGTTCTTGTTGATGGTGATGATGTAATCTGGGGTACTGTAGAAAAAGAGGAAGGTGACCCTGTTAACAATGGTAAGCAGATTGCAGATATGGAGTGGTTCTATCATGGTACTAGAGGTGATATTTATAGAGAGGCTACATATCCTGATAACTTTGACTTTAAGCCACTTGTTGATGAGACTAAGGCTTATAGTACATTAGATATTCATTTTGCTTATGTTGGTCCAGGTGTAGAAGTAGCTAAATCTGAGAGAACTATTACAGTAGTTTGTGCAGATGCAGCAGAACTTAACAAGCTTATTAAAGCAATTAAAACTGCTACAGGTGTGGATGCTGGTGCAGTATCATAATATATAGGGTAGGAGTTTATTCCTACCCTTTATTGTTTCATTTAATTATTTATAATATGATAAGATTTAATGAACTTAAAATTGAAGATAACTACATAATTATTGATGTACAAATTGAAGAAGATGAATATTTTAAAGATATGTATATTGATAGTATAGTTATTGATACTCAAGATACATTTATAGCTAATGGTCCTAGTAGTAAGGCTATATATACTAAGACATTTAATTCTGAAGAAGATACTTCTTACGAAAATAATCCTTGTATTACTACAAGAATGGAAGAGAATGTTTTCTTCTCAAATAATAATAGAGTTAGAATATATATAAGTGCTAAAGAATTAAATGTAGATATACATAAAACTATGTTCTTTGTATATGCTATAGCAGGAGGAACACCAGCAGCAGATACTCCATGTAGATGGGATGAAAATAAAGCTTTACATACATTAGTAGATGTACAATTACTTTATAATACTATGATACAATATGTAAAGGAATTAGGAAGAGAATGTAGTACACCTGATAACTTTATTAATGCCATTCTTCAATTTAATGCTATAGATTTAGCTTTAAAAACTAATCAATATCCTTTAGCTATAGAGTTATGGAAGAGATTTTATAGTGATATAGAATCTAATGCAGTATTACCTAATTGTGGATGTAATGGAAGACTTTAATTTAATTACAGTAGATACTTTAAATAAGTACTTTGACATATTATCTAAGGCAGGATATGTTAAGAATAAAGAAGTAAATAAAGTAATTATTCTTACATTCCTATCTAGATTATTGAATGACTTCTCTGAATATATAACAGAAGAAGATTATAATGATATTATTAAATCTGTTTATTGTCTTAGTGATTGCTTAATAAGATTACCTAGATATAAGATATATAAAGATGGTCTTATTCACCATAAATATTATGATGGTCTTGAATTAAGAATTACAGAAGATGAATTAAATAGGTTTACTGAAAACAATAAAACTAGAATACTATAACAATATTAATTAAAATCTTGGTGTATAAGATATTATTTTGTATCTTTGCATCAAGATTTTTATTTTATAATATTATGAAAGTTAAAGAAATTATATACATTATATTAGATAGAATAAAAGGTACTTCAGATGATTTTAGTTATACTGAGGAACATATATTATTCTTAATTAATAAATACAGAAGTTATATGTTGAAACAGACATATAAAGATGTAAAGAAAGAAATTCCATATAGTAATTATCAGACTATATGTTTAGACTTAGAAACAGAGAATAAAGGTTTATGTCAAGGTACTATTCTTAGGAGTAAACAAGAAATACCTAACATTATTAATATTAGTAAACCTATTCTACATACAGAATATGAGAATACTAAAATTGTCTTTACTAATAGAGACAGATTTAGATTTGTTGGAAGTAATAAATTCCTGAGAAATATTCTGTATTCCTGTATAGGAGAAAATAATAAGTTATTAATGAAGTCAAATAATCCTCAATACCTTCATTTAAAGAGTATTAAGTTAGAAGGAGTATTTGAAGACTTTGAAAAAGCTTTTGAATTATCTTGTAATAGTAACAAACAATGTGATATATTAGATGCAGAGTTTCCATTTGAGGATAGTTTAGTACCTCAGATGTGTGATAGTATCTATAATGTATTAACTAATAGTATCTATAGACCTAAAGATGATAATAATGATGCTAATGATACATTAGCTAACTTAGCTAATTATCTTAGAAATAATATGAAATCAGACTTTCAAAAACAGATAGATGGATAATTTTAGAAGAAAAATATTGAAGGTAGATGATGGAGGGCATCTACATAAAATAAGAAATAGTATAGGTATATATGATATTTACAAAATGCTTAGAAAGAATAAATGGTTAAACATAGGAAGACCTTTAACTGAGCATGAATTCTATACTATTATAAGACAAGTTAATAATAACATTGCAGATAATATTAAGAAAGGTAATACTATAGAACTGCCTAGTTTTATGGGTACTTTTGAGATACTTAAATATAAATCTAGTATTAAATTTGAGAATGGTAAATTGAAAACTAACTTACCTATAGATTGGAATAGAACCTTAGAATTATGGGAGAATGATAGGGAGGCTTTTAGAGATAAAACTGTGTTAAGATATGAGTTAGACTATATCTATAAATTAAAGTATAATCCATATAAAGCTAAATTTAATAATAAGACTATATTTCAGTTTAAGTTTATAAGAGATATTAAACAAGGTATATCAAAAGAAATACAAAAAGGTAATATTGATGCAATATTAAAATATAAGTAATATGGTAAATGAAATAAATTATATAAGTATAAATGAATTAGCTTCAAGAGTATTAGACAACACTTTACTTAGTGATGTTAATATTGAACAGATTATTAGACATGTATTAGATTTTATGGCTAAATTTGGAGTTAATAATATATATAAAGATAAAGAGACTATTCTTACTGTACAGGAGTATAGAGCTTTACTTCCTTGTGATTTAATTAGAATAATGCAGTTAAAAGACTGTAAAAGTGGTTTATGCTTTAGACAAATGACTTCAAGTTATATTCCTACAGATAATGATAGAGATTATGAATTAACTTTTAAAATACAAGGCAGAATATTATATACTTCTATTAAGGAATGTGAAGTTAGATTAGCTTATAAAGCCATACCTGTAGATGATGATGGATTTCCATTACTTATAGATAATCCTCTTTATCTTAAAACCTTAGAGTTATATATTAAGAAAGAAGTATATGGAGATTTATTTGCACAAGGTAAATTAAATCAAAATGTACTTACTCATATTGAACAACAATATGCTTGGAATGTAGGACAATTACAAAGTGAATTTAATATTCCTAGTGTTCAGGAAATGGAATCTATAAAGAATATGTGGACTTCATTATTACAATATAATAATTATTTTGTAAGAGATTTTAAATATGGAAATTCTAATCATAATAAAATAGTTTAATTATGCAGAAGAAATATTTTAATTTTCAACCTAAAGGTATGAATACTAATATGTCTTTTAAATTTCAATCTAATGAATATGCAACTTATATGAAAAACATTAGATTAACGGAGGATAATAATGGTGTTTTATCTTTACAATTTGAAAAAGGAAATAAGATATTAAATACAGGTATATCAGGTTGTGTAATAGGTACTTGTGTATTAAATAAATATTTAGTATTATTTACTCAAAAAACTGAAGCTCATAGAAGACCTGATGGAAGTATTGTTTCTTATAACATTGATAGTATTTATAGATTAGAGATAGTTGATAATGAATTAATTACTGCACAACTATTTGAAGGCAGTCTTAATTTTGATACAAAATATCCTATAGAAACATTAGGAGTATATGAAAATGAAAATATACAGAAAGTATATTTTATAGATGGTAAAAATCAAGCTAGAGTAATAAATATATTAGAAGATTATACTGCTAAATATGAGGATATTATAGAGTACAAAGCTACAGCTTTTGATTTTGTACCAGAGTTACAACTTAATGAATCTATTTTTATAAAAAAAATTATAGGTACAGGTGAATTTCCCCAAGGTACTATACAATATGTATTTTCTTATTATAATAAAAATGGCAGACAATCTAACTTATTTACACAATCTGATTTACAATACTTAGCTTATAATAAAGGAGTTAGTCCTGAAGAAAAAGTTAATTGTAGCTTTAAAATATATATAGATAATGTAGATAGACAATTTGATTATCTTAGAATTTATTCTATTATAAGAACTTCTCAAGATGCTACTCCTACTGTAAAGAGAGTAGTAGATTTATCTATTTCAGATACTAATAAAAATAAAACTAGTTTATCTAAAGTTAGTACTCTTAATACAGGTAGTAATTTAGATGATTTTGGTAAAACTATGGAGGTTACTAATATTGCAAAGTTTGAGCAGATTGATAATTATAATAATGGTCTTTATGTTCAAGGAGCTGTTTGCTATGGTAAATATCTCTTTCAGGCTTATATTGGTGGTAAATTTATTGATATCATTGATTTAGAGACTAACCAAAAACAAGCTTTACTTACTATTAATATAGATGTTAATACACGAGCATATCATGGTAATGTATTATCTTTTGGTAAAGATATTGCTCCTGGTAGTAACTTTCCTTACTTGTATTACTCTTGTGAAAATAACAGTAATCCTCAAATATTAGTAATAAAGATAACTAGTTCTAATGCAGATAGCAATCAATGGACTGGGGAATTAGTACAGACAATATATTTACCAGAAAGTAATGGTGGAAATTCTCAGAATGGAAGTACAGATATATCAACAACTTTTAAACATTATTATCAAAATGGTTGTATAGATGCAGAAAATAATTGTATTTGGGTATCTGGATATACTATGGAAAGTTTTAATAGTAATATAGGGGCTTATGATAATAATAAACTTATTTATAGGAAGTATGAATTACCTTCTGTTTCTGAAAAGAAAGTTTATTTTTCTTATAATAATGTTCTAGATTCTTTTATCTTACCTTTTAAAAAAGGTACTCAGGGTATGGTTATCAGAAATAATAAACTATATCAATGTTTTGGATATGATATGGAAGATGTATATGATGAATTTTTAGATTGCATTAACTTAAGTACTAAGCAGATATTCCATAGTTATCAATTTCCTAAAACACAATTAGCAGGTTTAGGTGAAGAGTTAGAAAGTCCTTATATCTATAAGAATAATTTGTATTTATCAGCAACTGTTAATAGTTGGAGATATTATACCTTATGGAGTATATCATTTAATGGTGGAGGTGATATAATTGTACCACCAGAACCACCTATTCCAGAAGAAAAAACAGATATATCATTTATAGATAATGGTTCTATAGGAGATATTATAGACCCTACAGAATTACTATATTTAGGAGGTAATACTATATGCCCTAATACTTTTGAACAGAAAGATGGTACTTTATTTATTGGTAATTATACAATTAATAACAATGATATATCTGAAGAAACTGCTATCAAAATAAGAAATCTTTTAGGTAATAAATTAGGATTTAAATATAAAGCAACTAGTATATCTTATAAAGGAAAAAATGATTATTATAATTATGAAGGACAATTAGGTGAAAGTGATGTAGCAGGATTTAAATATATGGAATGGTATGGTGTAGCTATACAATTTCAGAATAAGAATGGAAGATTTAGTTCTCCTATATATTTAGGTTCTACAAGAAATTATTTTCCTCCTAGTATAGTAGATTATAATCTTTCAGAAGTAGTTGGTGTAAATAGAGGAGAATTAAATTTAGATATTGATATAACAGAATTAGTAAAAATTATTGATACTAATATATGGGTCAAAGCTAGGCTTTTAATAGTTAATCCTACTAATAGTTTAAAAACAGTTTTATGCCAAGGTATTATATCTTCTACTGTATTTAATTATAGAGATAGGTATAATAATGCTCCTTTTACTATGTCTTCTTGGAGAATGAATTCTTTAGGAAAACATCTAAATTCATTATTTGCTAATTCTATTTCATGGGGTGAAATTCAGAATATAGAATTTTCTAAATCTCCTATTATTATAGGAAAAAGTTCTACAACTAAGATTAATATTAAATGTACTATATATTTAGTATATTATAGAACTATTGTAATTTCTGAAGATAATAGGGTATTATATGATAAGACTTCTCCAACTACTATCAAAGCAAAAGAAAACTTAAAGAAATGGAATTCAAATATAGATATAACTAAAATTTCTGATGATAGTTGGAAAAATAATGCTACTATACTACAAGAAATAAAAATTAATGATGTAGATACTATTGTGAATGATTTTGGAGAATGCTTTGCTTATGATGAGTCTTTAGTAACATTTAATTCACCAGATATTGAAAATCAATATAATAATATAAATAAAAATGCTAAATTAAGAATAATAGGTATTTTAAAATCTAATCCTTTATTTTCTAATTATCTGATTCAAGGAAGTGATTTAAATGACCCTTCAAAAGGAAATGTTCCAACTAAGAATATTAAAAATTTTACTTCTGCTTTATTATGGAGAGATATGGATTCCAGTTGGGATAATTTAGGTGATTATGATGCTAATAAAGATTGGTTATTTGCTACTTATTTATGGCACAGAGAAACCAGTTATTCAGATAATGGTATAGAAAAAAAGAACAGTGATGGAAATTCTAGAAAAGTATGGTCTAAACCTGTCAAGAAAATAATTTCTAATACTAGAGAATGTACTACTTCTTATCTTAGAGATAGTTTAAGTTATATAGATGATATAGAAGAAATAAATAAATTCAATTATTATGAATTACCTATAGATGATATTAAGGTTATTACTACAAATAATGATGCTATTTATAAATTAAATAGTAACATGGGAAATAGTTATACAGAAACATTATCTTATACTTCTGATACTAATAAATTATTTCCTACCAACAATGAATATCCTATATATGGACAACAGTATTATGCTTATAATGAAGATTCTATAAGTGATTATATAACATATAATACTATTATAGTAGATGGTAAAGCAGTTACTTCAAAAGACCCTGTAAGAATTAAATACAGAGAAACACCTCATGCTATTATATCTTTTGGTTCTAAGAATAATAGTACAGTTAAACTTCCTAGAATGAGTATTAATCATAAATCTGAAATAGATAGGGTAGGAGAAGATGCTGTAACTAGAAGATTATTTTGGAATACAAAGAATAACTCTTATACAAAGGATTTTATATGGACTAAATATATTAATGAATATACTAATTATATGAATCCTACAGATATAGGAAATAATTATTTCTTCTATAATGCTAATCCTGGTATAAATGATTATTATTATTTAGCTGACTTATGTGTACAGGACCCAGATACTTCTCCTTATGAATTAAGTAATGGTAATAAAGATATTATATCTCAATACTCTTTTATACCAGCAGGAGAAGCTATTAACCTTACAGGAGAGACTATATCATTAAGAGGCAATCATGGAGATACTTATTATCAAAGATGGGATTGTTTAAAGACATTCCCTTATAGTACTGATGATAAGAATCAATATATAGATATTACTTCTTTCTTTGTAGAATCTAGAATAAATCTTGATGGTAGATATGATAAACAAAGAGGATTAAAATATAACCTTGGAGTACTTAATACTAACTTTAATCTTATAAATAAGTCTTATACACAAAGAAATAATTTCTTTAATTATAGACAAATAGAAGATGAAGGAGTTAATAATTTCCCTAATCAAATAACTATATCTAAAACTAAAGTATTAGGAGAAGATGTAGATTCATGGACTAATATTACATTAGCAAGTGTATTTGATTTAGATGGAGATAAAGGTAAACTTAATGCAATAAGAAAGATTAATAATGACCTTTATTGTTTTCAGGATAGTGGTGTATCAAGATTACTTTATAACTCTAGAGTTCAAGTTAATACTTCTGATGGTGTACCTATTGAAATAGCTAATAGTGCTAAATTACAAGATAAGCAATATTTATCTGACTCTATAGGATGTCAAAATAAATGGGCTATTAAATCTACTCCTCAAGGTATTTATTTTGTAGATACTTATAATGGAGAACTTTATAGAATAAATGATAAAGGTATTACTCCTATATCTCAAAATAAGTTTAAAAATTACTTTACTAAATTAAGGTCTAATGTTTGGTCTCCTTCATTATGGAATTATAATAATGCTGAGGATTTTGTAGATTCTATTAAGCTTGAGTATGATAGTACTACAAGTGATTTATACATAATAAATAAAGATACTGCTTTAGCTTATAATGAATTATTAGGAGAGTTTACTTCTTTTTATGATTATGGTTCTGTTTTATATTGGATAAACTTAGAAGATAAAAATTTACAAATATATAATGATGGAATGTATGAAGCTTATAAAGGAGATTATGGTACTTTTAAAGGTAAAAGAAATAGTCCTGCTGTTATAGAATTTATAGCTAATGGTGATTTTGATTCTGATAAAGTCTTTGAAACAATAGAACTTACTACTAGTGATATTGCTAAGATTAATAATTGGAAAGCAGATTGTTATCCATTTGATACTCTAGAAGTAAGTAATGAATATCAGAGAGGTAAGAATGAAGCTTCTTCTACTAATGTAAAAAAGAAGTTTAGAACTTGGAGATGGCAGATACCTAGAAATAATAAAAAGAATGAAGATGGTATTATAACTAATAGAGATAGGATTAGAAATATGTGGGCTAAGATAAGACTCAGTAAAAATTACAATTCTCCTTTATCTATTTATGATATTAATGTAGCTTACTATAGTTAAATTATAGCAGGATATTAAGTATTTACTTAGTATTCTGCTATTTTTTATTAATTTTATTTGTAGTATTAAATAATTTGTGTATCTTTGCAAAATAAAATAATTAACTATGAGAAAGAAAGATAAGTTATATACAATAAAACAACCTATTAATTTATATCCTGGTGGAAGTAACTTGTTAGATTCTTTAACTAATGGCAATGGTCTTAGTTTAAAGAATACCTTTAGTGGTCAAAACTTAACAGATATAGCTAAAGGTGGTATAGGAGCTTTAGGCTCTGTAGTAGGACAAGTAGGTGGAAATCTTATTGGTGGAGGTTTATCCTCTGGAGCAGGTAATACTATTGGTAGTATTGGTAGTACAGTTGGTAGTGCAATATCTTCTGTTAACCCTTTACTTGGTGGTATAGTATCTGTAGGCTCTGGATTAATAGGAGGCTTAACAAATAGAATGTTTGGCTCTAAGTTAAACCAAGAGAATATTAATCAAGTAAAAGGTAATATATCTTCTACTGCTAATACATCTTTTGGTGGTAGTGCTGATGACTTAATGAGTCAATTATCTGGTGCTTCTATGTTAGGAAATATTAATAGAAGTGATATAGGTAAAGATGGTTGGTTTAGTCATAAAGCTAAGAATCTTACTAATAAATTAAGAGCACAGGCAGAAGCAGCTAACACTAGATTATATAATAATTTTAACCAAGCTGCTGATGTTACTAATGAAAATCAATTTCTTCAAAGTATGTATAATGTAGAAGCCTTTGGTGGTCCTTTATTTAAAGAAGGTGGAATTATGATTAAGAAAGAAAATAGAGGTAAATTTACTGAAAGTGCTAATAGAGCTAATATGGGTGTACAAGAGTATGCCAGACATATATTAGCCAATAAGGAAGATTATTCTCCAACATTAATTAAGAGAGCTAATTTTGCTAGGAATGCAGCTAAATGGAATGCTTTTGGTGGAGATTTAAATACTTATGGTGGTACTTATAATGGTGGTCTAGAATATATAGATAATGGTGGTACACATGAGCAGAATCCTTTCAATGGTGTACCTATGGGTACTGATAGAAATGGTACTCCTAATTTAGTAGAAGAAGGAGAAACTATATGGAATGATTATGTATTCAGTAATAGACTTAAAGTACCTGAAACATTAACAGATAAATATAAATTAAGTAAAGATATAACCTTTGCAGAAGCTAGTAAGAAATTAGGTAAGGAAATAGAAGAAACTCCTAATGACCCTATTAGTAAAAGAACATTTAATTCCTTTATGCAGGATTTACAACAATCACAGGAAGAAGTTAAAGCTAAAAAGGAATTAGCTAAGGCTAAGAGACAATTTAATAAGTTAAGTCCACAAGAACAATTAGGAATACTTAATGGTACTCCTGTACAAGGAGATAACACTATGCTATCTAATCCTAATGAAATGGTTTCTAATGAACCTCAACAATTTGATGATGGTGGTTGGATGTTTGATAATATGTGGGAAGGAGCACCTGAATATCAGAATAGTTATTTAAAAGGTAATATTCCTTATTATCAAGGTAAAGTAAGTAGCAAGGGTTATAGTGTTAAAGACATAGAAGGTACTGATAACTATAAGAACTTTACCAAGTATGCCTTAACATTACCTGATAGCCATAATTATTGGCAAACATTAAGTAATAAAACAGGTAAAGATGTTACTTATTTGAAGAACAATTATGAGAGACTTAGAAATGATGGTAAATTAGGTTGGGTACATAGAACTCCTAAGTTTAATAATATTAGTACTCAAGCTGATACTCCATTTACTATATATCAACCTTTAGATGCACTAGGTAATCAAAGACCTTTTAATATGTTATCACCTTATGGTATGGGTTATAGTGCAAATGATATAGTACCTTTTAGTGATAGGGTGGATGCTAATGGTAATACTGTTATAGATTTAAAGAATAAAGAATTTATACCAATAGATACTAAAAAGAAAACTAATAATAAAGAAGATAATGGCTTATTACCTACTTGGATGAGATATGCTCCTATTGTAGGTTCTGCTATAGGAGCAGCAAGTTCTTTATTAAGTAAACCTGATGAAAGTAGTGCTGATGCAATATTAACTGCTGCAAGAGAAGCTGGTCAATATACACCAATATCATTTAATCCTATTGGAGATTATATAACTTATAATCCATTTGATAGAGACTACTACATTAATAAGTTAAATGCTGAAAGTGGTGCAGCTAGGAGAGCAATAATTAATCAAGCTAGTGGCAATAGAGGTAATGCTATGGCAGGTATATTAGCAGCTGATTATAATGCTCAGAATCAATTAGGGGCATTAGCTAGACAAGCTGAAGAGTATAATTTAGCACAAAGACAGAAAGTAGCAGAGTTTAATAGAGGTACTAATATGTTTAATACTGAAGGTATGTTTAAAGCTGATACTGCTAATCAAGCTGCTAAGATGCAAGTTAGAAATACTTTATTACAAGGTACTATGCAGGCAGAAAGACTTAGACAAGCTGCTAGACAACAACTTGCAGCAGAGAGAAGTGCTAATCTTACTAATCTGTTTAATAATATTGGTAATATTGGTAGAGAGAATATGAATTTTAATATATTAAATACTAGTGCTGCATTCCCTTGGGCTATGACAAATAAGGGAGAATCTAAGTATAAATCAAGAAAGAGAGGTAACAATGGCTAATTATAGTTTAACAGTTAATTCTACATTTAATCCATACTCCTTACAGGAGTTACTTCCTATATATCAAGCTAATGCTCAAGCACAATATCAAGCAGAAGAAGCTTTTTCACAATTACAGATGAAAGCAGACCAATGGGAAAAGTTAGCTAATAATGCACAAGATGCTGATGTTTATAGTAAGTATAAATCATATTCAAATCAATTAAAGGAAGCTGCTAATGATGTACTTAATAATGGTATTAATGCTGCTAGTAGAAGAAACTTAATGAATATGAGAGCACAATATGCTAGTAACATAATACCTATTGAAGAAGCTTATAATAAGAGACAACAACAAGCTCAAGTATTATGGCAAGCTAGATTGCAGGACCCTACATTAATTGCTCAAGACCCTAGTGAATTAGGTCTTAGTTATTATATGAAGAATCCTAGTTATACACCACAGAGTTATAGTGGTAAATTATTAACTGCACAATCAGCACAAGCTGCACAGAATTTAGCTAAGACTTTAAGCAGCTATGGTAAGGGAGAACCTATTGATAGTTATACTAATACATTTATACAGAAACATGGTTTAACTAGAAATGATATACAAAAGTATCTTAATGGAGAAACTACTGCTACTAATAAAGTATTAGGTGCTATTTATCAACAGGTTTATGATTCTAGTCAAATAGGTAACTGGGCTAATGAAAATCAAAGAAGACAAGCAGCTAACTTTATTAAACAAGGTATGTGGTCTGCTATAGGTCAAGATACTGTTCAAGCTATGGAGAATTTTGAAGCTAGAGAGAATTATAAGTTCAATCAACAACTAGCTTTATTACAAGCTCAGCAGCAACAAACAAATGATAATTTACCTATAAATCCTACACCTATTTATACACCAGAAGAACAGAAAGAAGCTGATGAAATGAGAGAGAAATATAAGCAGTATTTCTATACTAAGAATGGTAGAACTTATTTAAGTCAGAAAGGTAGAGAAGAATATGAAAAACAAACTACTACTAATGAACCTGTAAAGTATGATTCTAAAACAGGTAAATGGTACTATGTAAGAAGTTCTATGGTACATAGTGGTATGCAAGGAGAAGTATCAGGAAATAAACAATATGTAGCAAAAGGTACTAAAATAGAATATGAGGGTAACACTCCAGTAGTTAAAATTAATACTGGACAATCTCAATTTAGAAGCTTATTAGATTCATTAGGAGCGCAGAAATACTTAGGTAAAGGTAAAAACTGGCAACCTGGAAATGTAGGTAATTTATGGAGTAAATATATAAGTACTGGAGTTAAAGGTGATGCTAAGAGATTTATGGAGTATAACTATGCTCTTAATGAAGACCAACAAAAAGCTTATAAAAATGCTATTATAACAGCTAACTTAGGTAATGATAAAGTATATGAATCTAAATTTAATAGAAAGACTCAAAAATTCGAGAGAGGTAATTCAATAGATTTATCAGATTTGGCTACTGATGAAAATAAATATACTATTACTGATATTAGAATGAGTACATTTGGTAATACAGCTATTGTTCAAGATAAAAAGAAGGGTAAAGTTTATAGAATAGCATTACCTAGTGGTATTAATTATGTGAATGAAAGACAAAGGGATGCCGCTTTACAAGCTGCTAAACAAGCATCAGAAATAGTTTATACTAAAAAATTACCTAATGGAAAGGCTGCTACTCAGACAGAGATAGCACAAGCTGAACAAGATTATAAAAATGCAATTAATTATGCTTATTTATATCAGTCACAGTTAGGTATTCAAAATACAACAAAAACACAGGAATATAGTCCTCAAGGTTACTAATTAAATATTAATTAATATGGTAAAATTTAAACAGCAAAAGCCAGCAGATATAACAAAGACTGGATTACAGAATTGGAGACAATTACAACAACAGAATGCTATGAATCAAGCTGGTGTAAGTGATGATTATAATAATTGGAGAAATCAAGCTTTTGCCTTTAGAGGTAACAGTTTATATAATGCTAGAGAGGCTGCACCACAAGTAGTGCAGTCTCCTCTCTATAATACTAATACTAAACTAGGGGAATCAATGTTTGATGAAGATGTTTATTCTTCTGAACAGTTTCAAAATGCATCAGATGTAAGAGCAGAAAATCAACCTTGGTATTCTCAATTAGGTGCTGGTATTGCTAAAGGGGCAATACTTGCAGGTACTACTTTTCTTGATGGTACAATGGGTTTATTATATGGTGGTGCTAAAGCTATAGGAGATGGAGATGTAAGTAAATTATGGGATAATGATTTCTCAAAAGCTATGCAATCTATAAATGATTGGTCTGAAAGAGAATTACCTAACTATTATACTTCACAGGAGCAGGATGCTAGTATATGGGATAAATTATTTACAGCTAACTTCTGGGGAGATAGCTTTATTAAGAACTTAGGATTTACTGTAGGTGCATTCTATAGTGGTGGTTTAGAAGCAGGAGCTATAAGAGGTTTAGGTAGATTAGCTATGACTGGAGCAAAGAATTTAGGTGCTACTATAAGTACTATAAAGAATATTGCTCAGACTTCACAGGCTACTGCTTCAATCTTAGGTTCCTTTACCAGTGCAGTTAATGAAGGTAGAATAGAAGCATTAAATAATAGTAGAGAATATTATAAAGCAGTATCATCTGATTTACTTAATCAGCATAATGAAAGATTAAAATTCATACAAGATAATTATTATGGTACTGAAATGTATAATAATCTTGTAGCACAGGAAAATGATAATTATAATAAAGCTATGACTAAATTATCTGAGGATAGAGTTCATATGGGTAATGTGGATTTAGCTTTAAATATTCCTATACTTACTATATCAAACTTAATACAGTTTGGTAAGATGTATGGTAGAGGATTTAAAACTGCAAGAAGAGCACAACAGATAGAAGAGAATATTGGTGGTAGAGGAATAACAGGTACTTTAGGTAAATATGCACCTAAAACTACTAAGAGTGAAATATATACTGCTGCATTAAAAAATCCTATATCAGAAGGTATGGAAGAAGTTAATCAGCAGTTAGCAAGTAATATATCTGCTGATTATTATAAGACTGATGTAAATAACTATTATAAAACACTTACTGACCCTAATAATAGACAGGAGGCTAATTCTTGGTTAAAGGCTTCTATGCAAGCTTTTACTGAAACTATGGGAGACCAATCTACTTGGGAACAATTCTTAGTAGGTGCTATGACAGGTGCTATGGGTATGCCTAGATTTAGGTCATTTACTAAAGAAGGTAAATTCCAAAGTCCTATTACTATTGAAGGTGGTATTGTAGGAGAGTATAGAGATATTACTCAGAGAATTGCAAGAGAACAAGCTATAGCAAATAAACTTAATGAAAGAGTAAATTCACCTGAATTTAAAGCTTATTATGATGGTTATGTAAGACATCAAGGTTTCCAGAAAGCAATGAATAATGCTACACAAAACAATGATGAATTTGAATTTAAGAATGCAGAGAATTCACAATTAATATCAGATATAACTATGTTTGATAGTGTAGGTAAACTTGATGATTTAGTTGAAATGATTAATCAAGGTTTAGGTGATACTTCCAATGAAAACATAGAATCTATTATTAAAAATACAGGTAGACAAGTATCTAAGGATGAACAGGTAAATCAACTTACAGAACAGTTAAATGCTAATCAACAGGCACAAGCAAACACTAATGATGCTAGTGAACTTGTTAGATTAAAGCAGGAAGAAGTAGATATTCAGCATAAGATAAATACTGCAAAAGATTATTATATAAGTCCTTATACTGATGAGAATGGTAATAAGTTATCGGATGAAGAAATAACTAATCAGATGAATAAAGCTAAGACTGAATTCTTAGATAAGATTAATGAATATAAACAGACTAAGAATGATTTAATTGAAGCTTCAAATAATACATTAAGTGATGAACAGTTAAATGAGCTTATCTATTTAAAGAGTAGTCTTAATGACTGGAAAGAAAGAGGTTCTTCTATTAGAGATAATAATAAGACTACTATATCAAAGATTATTAAGCAGCTTACTGATGTAAGAACTGTACTTAATGATAATAATACTAAACTTACATCTGAGAAAGATGCTAAGGAATATAATAGTAATAAGAGAAAGCTTGATGATATAGAAAATACTATAAAAGTATTAGAGTTATTCAATAATAGTGAAAATCCAGATTTACTTATATCAGATAAGAGTCTTAATGTAAAATCCCTTAAAGATATAGCAAAGAATTCTTTGGGTATTGATGCTGATGAATATAATAGATTTAATAAGGATTTAAATGACTTAATTAAAATAGGTAAAGCAAGAAAGTCATATAAGGAAAAACTTATTGAATATATGCTTAATCCTGGTAAAATAGATGAAGCTCATGCTAATGTAGATAATCAGAATCAAAGAAAACAGAAAGACTTAGATGTAAGAAGAATACTTGATAAGGTTAGCAATGCTACTACTTATAAAGATATTGATGATATATTTAAAGAAGAGAATATTGAAGATGCAAGTATATTGACTAATAATAATACTGAATTAGGTAGTACTTATGCTAAGTCTAAAAGCTTTATGAATAGTGTTAATAATGCTATTGATAAACTTGATATTGATGATGAAGATAAAGCACAATTAAAGACTTATGCACAAGAGAAATATAATAATAGTACTTCTTATGAAGAGTTAACTAATCCTGATTATCAGATAACAGATAATGAAGATTTATTAACTAATGATTATTATACTCAGCAACTGAATAATGCTATGGTTTCTGCTATTAAAGATATGTCTGATAAACAGTCTATTCCAGATGATAAGGAAGTAGAACATTCAAAGTTTACTATTGATACTAATGGTGAAAGGACTGGAGCTGATGATAATTCTACTGCTCCTGTACAGGAGAAACAGGATATATTATCACCATTAAGAACTGCAACAGAGAATATTAATAGACCTGATGCAAAGAATTTCTGGGATAAAGCTAATAAGATTATAGATAATTATAATAGTAATAAAGCTACATATGAAGAAGTTAGAAAAGCTATTGAAGACTTATATAATTTATATGCTAAAGAAGTAGATGCTAAGACTAGAGATACTCTTTATGAAGAAGTAAATAAAGTACTTAATAGTATTCAACCTGATAGACCAGTATTAACTGAGAGACAAGAGAATACTAACAACTTGACTGAGTTAAAAACTGATGTAGAAAATGTAGAGAAGTCAGCAGAAAAGTACTATTATAAACCTGCTATTTCTGAGTATGCAGCTAATACATTTACTAATTTTGATATAGCTAATCCTAATTATAAGGATATTTATCAGTATTTAGTTAATAAAGGTGCATTTGATTATGTTAATAAGGGTAACTTAAAAGTAGGAGATGAACTTACTTTAAAGTATGAGAAGATAGGTGATTATGATGAAGTAGTAATGTATCATAATGACCAAGTAGTAGGTATATTACCATCTACAGCTACAGCTATAAAAGGTAATTATGTAGGTCTTAAAAATGTTAGGGAAAGAGTAATAAAAGGAGAAGAAATAAAACTTAATGTCTCTAAGATTATGTTGGGTCAGTTTAAATATACTGAAGACCAGACAAGACCTATTAAAGACCTTATGAATGGTGCTCCTATACAGTTAGGTATAGTTAGTAACAGAGAGTTAATAACCAATAAGGATTTAACTACTGAGAAACCTTATAATAGAAGTCAAGCTGATGGTAAAGTATATTTATTATTAAAGAATAGTAGAGGTACATATTCTCCTAAACCTATTAGAGTAAAGCACTTTAATCAAGAAGAATTTGATTTAAGTAAATTAAAGGATACTAATAATTCCAGAGCAAGAGAAATACATAGAATTATTGATGAATTAAGTAAGACTACTAATCCTGATAAGTGTACTGAGTTATTCATAGATTTATGTCAGCAATTATATTTACCTAATAGCTTCCATATGAACATATTCAGTTATAAAGGTACTATATTCTTATCTCTTAAAGGTGGTCCTCAAGGTACAAAGAATATTAACTTAGAAAATAATACTGGTAGTTTTATATTAAATGTAGATGGTTCTATTGGAGGTAGTGCTGCTACTCAGACAGACCCTACTCATGTTTATAATGAAATACTTAAGTATTTATATTCATTAAATACTCCTTTTAATATTGATAAGAATGAGATTAATAAGGGAGATTATAATGAAAAATTAGTTAATGATGATATACTTTATACTCACTTAGTAGATACTCAAATGACTAATAGTTGGTTTACTACTAATTATTATGATGAAGAAGGTAATCAGAAAGATGCTATTAATCCTAAAGGTACATTCTCTCCTACAGGAAATAAAGAAGGTACTAAGGTAACATTAGGAAGAAATACTTATTTTGTTAGAGATGGTAAAATCTATGATAGTAGTGAAAGTGTTGTAGTACCTAAAAGAGCTAATTTAATATTTGATTTAGCTGCTGCTTATGAGCTTAATGGTAGTGCAATAAATGGTCCTTATATCTATAATGGTATTACTAAAGTTAATGGTCATTATATGGATGTAACTCATAAATCTTATGCTAATGAAAAGCAGAAACAGATGTATGAGGATAATATGAATAATAGACCTACTGTTATAGATAAAATGAATCATACTTTAAATAGATTAAAGGAAGACCAAGCTAAAGTTAAGAGATTAGATAATGGAAGACCTGATAATACTATTGAAGGTAGAGAAGGTCACATATATCAGATACTTGAAGATGATGGTCAATACCATGAATATGAAGGTGTACATAATGTAATAGGTGAATCTTGGAAGAGAGATGAGAATCAAACTCCTAATACTTTAGCTTTACAATATGGTCAGGAATTTGATGATTTAATGAGACAATCTTTTGAAGGAGACATTGATGCTATACAGAAGCCAGATAATATGTCTAATGAAGTATTTGAAAGATTTAAATCAAGAGCTAAATCATTAAAGGAATACTTTGATAATAATGGTGAAATCCCTATTGCTAATGGTATAGTTGTATTTAATAAGATTGGTGATAAGAGAATTGCTGGAGAGTTAGACTTGTTGACTTATAATAAATATACAGGAGAATTTAGATTCTATGATTTCAAGACATCTAAGTATAGATTCTATACTGATGAAGGTAAACTTGATACCCATTATACTACTGTATGGCATAATAGACAAATAAGAAGTACTCAAGAGCAATATACTAGACAATTAAGTGCTTATAATGATTTATTTACTAGTAGATATGGTACACCTGTAGTTAATATGGCTTTAATACCTTTAATTATCAATTATAATGATAAAGGTGTTACTGCATTTAATGCAGAACCAACAGTCAATATTACTTATCAACCTAGTGAATTTATGCAAGGTACTACTGTAAGTACTCCTAAAGTGGATAACAATACTATTCCTGCAAGTAATGTTAAAACATTAGAATTAAGCTCTAGTAAGAAAGTTAAAGTAGATATAAGTACTTTACCTGTAGTCTCTACTATTAATGGTAGTGAAATTAAAGCTTATATAGAAGAAGTTAAATCTGTTAATAATTCTACAAAGAAAGTTACTACCTTCTATTCTCCTTATATGGTATTTCCTAATGGTGAAGTTACTTATATGAATGGTAGAAGAGAGTTACTTACTGATAAACAATTAGAAGAAAGTAAAAAGACTTGGGCTAGTACTATTCAAGCTAATAAAGCTGCATTTATTCAAGCAGGTTTAGTTAATACTAAACCTCAAGAAGAAACTAAATCAGAAATTAAGATTGAAGTTAAACCTGATAATACTACTCCTACAGGACCACAAAGTGCTGAGGAAGATTTATTAAAAGCAATGAGTTTACTCAATACTTATAATAAGGAAGCTCCTGATGGTACATTGGGTAAAGAAGAAATAAAACCTAGAACAGATGTAGAAGAACAAACTGGTAGAAATGCAGATGGTAATATTGTAGTAGACAATCCTGAAGCTTTAAAGAAGTGGAATGAATTAAGTAATAATACTAGAGAATTACTTGCACTTATGAACATGAATGAAACAGATTGGAATAATATGTTACCAAAGCAAAGAGAATCAGAACTTAATTGTTTAAGCTAAAATAAAAAAGGGAGAAGGTGTAAACCTCCTCCCTTATTTTTTATTTATACCATCTTGCTGGTTCATCTGGATTTAATGAATTAACAATCTGTTTTCTAAATGGTAATAAATCTAAACCAATCTTTTCTGCTTCTGTATATCCTTTATAGATACCACTATTAACAGTAGTTGTATATACAGATGGGTCAATTAAATTTAATACTTTTCTTAATTTATTTATATATGATATTGATGCAAATGGAGAACTAAAGAACTTCAACCCTTCATCAATCATTGAAGGACTAGGCAATAATACACCCATATCAGTTCTTAATCTAAGTAAAGCATAACTTGACATTCTTGCAAACCAAGGTTTATGTTTACCATCATCACCTCCTGCTACACCTAATGCAGCAATAATAGCATATAATGACCAATAGAAACCTAATTCAGTAAGACCTTTCTTTATATTACCTTTCTCAGTATCAGATAAGTGTTTCCATTGCCTGATAATATCAAACTCTGATTGTTTAAGGTCTTTCATAGATTGATATATAAATCTACCCATAGTCATATAATAACCTTCAGTATAATCCTGCAAATCATAATTGTATTTACCTCTACCAAATCTATTAAGATATAAAGGTCTCATCCAGTTTCTATAGAACATTATAAGTCTTCCTGCTGCTCTTTGTTGTAAAGCATTTTTATCTTCATCATTGTAGATACCATAATTCATATTCTGAACTGCTCTATTTTGATTACTGAATTTAATAATATCTGCTCTGGTAAAATCACTACCATCCATCTTGGTAATACCGGGTTTTATCTGTAACTTAGCACCTAATTTAGGTTTATCTTTATTAATAGGAACTACTTCCAAAGCATCCCATAAATCAATAGAATTACCATTTTTATCCTTTAATTTATATCTTAATGCTAAAGCAATAGCAGCTCTATGTTGTACAAAATGGTCTCCTGCACTGGTAGTAAACCAAAGAGCATTACTATTAAATAATCTTGAAGCCCAAGTCTTTCTATTCCATTGTACATCTCTTACACTTGACTTATAATTCTGAGGAACATTAAATAATTCACTGAATAAAGCTAGTTTATTAGTCTTTATTCTATTACCAAATTCTCCTAAGAATGCAGGTAATTCCTTAGCATATATAGCCTCTGCTTTAACTAACTCTGAATGATTAAAGAATCTACCACTAGTAGCTTCAATTCTGTCAATAGTTAAGTTCTGTAATAAGTTAGCAGTACCAGTAAGAACACTTAAAGCTGTTGTACCTAATGATGTCATTCTATTCAAGAAATCTGCACCTTTAGCTACATCTACTTTACCTAAAGAACCTTCATCTTTATGAGTAATACCATAGACTTGCATTTCCATAAATGTATTTAATTTCTGCATAAAATATGTAGAATCTCCTTTCTTAGTAAGTACATTATGTATCTGTCTTCCTAACACATTAAAATGTTCAGTCTTAGTTTTATTACCTTCTGTCTGATTAACTCTTCTTTCTGCTAATACAAGTCTTCCTACTTCAAGAGTATCAATAACTTCATTCATTCTATTAAAGTCATTTACCATAGCCATATAAGCTATCATAGATGATGTAGTATCAAGAGATAAGTCATTCATATCCTGTAAATCCTTAGTATAATATACTGGTAATCTCATTACCTGATTACCTTCAAAGTCCATTACTACAGATTTATCAAGATACTCAACATCATCTTCTCTTCTTACAAGAGAATCTTTCATATTCTCCCAGAAGTATTTACCTTGACTAGATAAAGAAGAACCAGTAAATCTCTGTAAGAAATCTCTTCTTATCTGAGGAGCTTTACCTACAGATACACTGGAAGAATTAGGTAATACACCATCAAGTTTAGACTTTAATTCCATCATATAACTATGATATTCTTTCTGAGCTTCTGTAAGTTTATTCCAAGCAGGATTAGCATACTTTTCTATAAGAGGTCTTCTATTACCAAATTTATCTTTATAAGTGTTATTCTTATACCACTCATTTATTTCATTATCTCTTGCAATCTTTTCAAATCCTTCAGGATTATCCCCATATTTCTCTTTTAATTTTTTAAAGAATATATTCTTAGCATTCTTATATTTACTCCACCAAATCTTTTGTACAAAATAACCTGTAAGATTACCATCTTCATCTCTTTCATACATAAAGGAAGTATCAGTTACTCCTCTGTCTTCAAGTTCTTTAGCTTTAGCTTGAATTTCTTTAGCCATTTCAATAGTATCAAGTCTAGCTTCCCCTTTTTGCTTCTTTACAACTTGGTCATAAATCTGTAACATAGGGTCAGAAGAATCTGCCATTGAATCTAACCATCTATCAGCTAAAGTAATATCTCTATCCATAGAAGTTACTAATTCTTCTGCTGTATAAGTTTTCTTATATCTATCTCTACCAATAGTTATAGCTAAACCATCCCCAACAAATGGTCTTATAAATTCAGTAAACTTATCTTTGGCTATCTCATAGAAATCTGATGATAAGTCCTTTATTATAATATCATTCTGATTAAGAATATCCTTAATATTTTCTTTAATACTATCATCTCCTTCTCTAGAAGCCTCATTCATCTGTTTTCTGATGTCATTCATAATAACACCATAAGAATTAAGATAGTTTCTTACATTTCTAAGAGCCTTGAATTCCTCAGTTTTTGATAATTCACCACTACCAATTTTAGCCATTCTCTTTTCAAGATTACCAAGAACTTTAAGACTATTGTCCATATATTCAAGAATACCTTGTATCTCCTGATGATTCTGTAAATCAGCTTGTAATTTATTAATAAATACTTGCTGAGCAGCACTAAAATCTTCTTTATCACCATATACTTTTAATCTCTTTAACTCCTGCTCAAGAATCTTTTCAAGTATCTTAGCTGACTTACTTACATTACTAGTAAGATTATATAACTTAGTGTTATGAGCTTTAGTGCTGATATTCATAGTATATCTATTATTTACTATGTCATTAGCTAAATTATATACTTGAACTTTAACTTCATTAATTATTTTATCAATATCATCAGTATTCTTATCTTTGAATTTATCTTTTACCTGATTAAGATACCTATCAAATAATCTTTTATTAGGATTAAATACTTCCTTATCATTAAGTATATCAGCCATAATTTTACCTAATGCTTCTACAGCCATTAAGTCAAGATTATTATTGTACTTATTCATATAGTTCTGATATTCATCACCAAATATTCTTTCAAGTATATTCTCATCACTAAGTACATTAGTCATTCTTTCCTTTAATGGAGTATCTACTGCTTCTATAGCAAAGTGGGCAAACTCTTCTGGTAATACATCTTGACCTCTTTGTCCCTTAGCTACTCTAATTAAAGTCTTTAAGCCATTAGCAGTAGTTATTGCACAATCAAAATCTGTTATACCATTAATTCCTTGCCTTTCTTCAAGTTCACTTAAAGCACCGACTCCTATACCCCAGTCAGATAATAGCTGCTCTAATCTCCTATTTAACTTACTATTGAATTCAATCTTATGAGCTATATCTTCTTTATTTTCTCTTATAGGTTTTATAGAAAGCTTTACTTTATCATCTACATTAGTTATTGTTGCAAAGAACTTACTTCTATAAGGACTATTTCTATTAAATGATACAGCTTGTTCCTCTAGATTCATTACATTAGTATAATTTCTAGCTACAGGACTATTATGCTGATTCAAATTTTTTAGCTGGCTAAGCTCATCTTTAAGACCATCCAAGCCAACTTTATACATTAGGTCTTCCATTAAAGGATTACCTTCATTATCATATCTAACATTTGGAAATGTTTTACTAAACTCTGGAGATTTAACTCTCTGCCAGTAATATAATGCTTGTTTAGTATTTCCAAAATAACTTTTTAATTGTGTAAATAAAGAGGGGATATTCCCCTCTTTATTTGTTGGTATAAATGTACATTTACTCATATTAAAATCTTGCTATTACATTATCACAGAATTTATTTCCTTGTTCATCCTCTGTTATAGGAGGAAGACTTTCTAGTTTATCAATAGGTTGTGATTCAGTATAACCATTTTCAGCAGCTTTCTGTTTAATTGCAGCAAGTAAACTTGCTTGTGCAGATTGCTGTTGTTCCATAACAAAATTAGCCATATCTTGATTATCTGTAATATCAGTATTATCAACATAATCATTAAGATTAGCTTTATATGCTTGTGGTTTAGGTACTACTGATTCCATATCTTCACTAGTATTACTATCATACTCTACATATTGATTCTTTACTCCTAAAGGTTGTACTCTTTGATATGAAGCTATTAAACTATTAGGAGCATTTACTCTTTCAAAGTATAAGTCAGCCCCCTTATAATTAATATGAACATAAGGTAAATATTCAGGAGTACTTTTATCATCAAACGGTTTAGCAATTTTTTTATCATCCATAGATGAATTGAAATCAACTTTAACATCAAAATTTTCTGTTTCAAGATTAACTTCACTTACATAAGATGCCCCAGTAATATCTGGTACTAATGTTCTATCATCTAAGTGATTTCTAAAATATTGACCTATAAAAGTAGTTACATCAGCTTTCTCAAAGTACATATCTTCAAGAGTTTCTACATAATTACCAGTATTCTCTTTTACTGCTACAGGAGCTAAATGACTAAATCCATTAGGACTAAAACCTAAACCTTTATAATTGCAGTAAAGGAATAACTTAATAGCCATATCCTTACATTCATCATTAATATTCATAAGTGTTTCCCAACTTCTAATATAGTCTTGCTTCTGTATATCAGTAATTCTACCTACATTGCTGAAAGTAAGAGATGGTGCTGGATTATATTTAGTAAACTTATTATACTTTACTCTATTTATAATAGGTAATTGAGATAACTCTGGATGAGCCTTCTTGAAAGCATCAAACTCAGCAGGGAATTTAGTAATATAATAAGCTCTTTCAGATATAGGATTACCATCCTCATCCTTATAGTTATATTCACTAGTTTCTGCTAACATATAACTGATAAAATCATTATATATACTATTTCTCTGTTTTTCATTTAAATTACCATATCTAGTCATGTCTTTTATAGCACCTATAATACTGGTATAAGTATTATTATAGTATGGAAAATACTTTCTAAATAACTTCTCAGTAGATTCTACACCATAAGTAAAGAATGCCTGTAATATAGGTAATGGACTATTAATAACACCTTCTTCTGATAAATTGAATGAGAGTAATGATGTTCCTGTAAGAGAGTAATTAGCATCTTTCATAGGAGCTTCCAATACTTTTTCCACTTTCTCAATATTAATTATATCTGAAGAGATATAAGGTCCTGCTCCACCATTTTGAGTATCAGCTCTAGTAGCATTAGTAAATTCATTCAAATCACCTGCTAATTTATTGAGTCTTGCAAACATAAAGCTTACTTTTAATTGATTAGCATAGAATTCATGACCTTCACTAGTATTAGCTGTATCTGCATCTTTTCTTGCTATAATATTACTTGCTAAGTCTTCATCTTTAAAATTATAATTTTCTATTTTAGTATAGTAACTATTAACATTTGTGCCATTATTATAATTTTTATACTTATTAATAATATTAATAATGGCTTCTGCTAATGATACTCTATTATTCTGTACTTCTTTTACTATATCTCTTACAATAGGTTGATTAATTATAAGTGACATAGTATTAATTCCTACACCCATTCTTAATAATGCAAATGCACTAGAAGCAGTAATTTCATTGAAGTTCATATCACCTGCAATAGGGTCTTTTGCATTATCTACAAAGGCTGCCAAGAAACTAGCAATATTTCTAGTAATAAATTCACCATCTATATTCTTAATATCATGTAAAGAATTATATTTATGACCATTAAATGTCAACTGATATTCTTTATTAATACCAAGTTTAGTCTGCTGCATTAATGCATGAGAAGCATTATTAGTAGCAGCCATAGGAATAAGTGATGCACCAGACATATTTCTTTGATGAAGAGTAACCCAAGTAGTAGGTACTAATGGATTAAGTTTCTCTTTATATTCCTCTGCTAAATCATTAAGTTCATCAAGACTAAGTTTCTCAAGTCCTTTTAAACCTCCTAATTTATCAAGAGTTTCTTTATCAACATTATATAAGATAGTATTAATTCTAGCAGCCTTTTTTGGTTTATCAAAACCACCAGGTTCTAGAATACTCTTAGCAGTATCTTTATGTGATAATACACTCCACATAAGGTCAATCATCAAAGAATCTCTTTGTTTCTTACTATTAGCTTTTGCATTATTATAAATACTTAACTTGTCATTTCCTTCTATTTTATCAAAGTCATAGTCATATGTACTAAAAGAACTATTTATTAAGTACTTGGATTTGTTTTTATTAAACCATTCAGAGAATCTTGCTTGAGCAGTTTCAGATAAATTATATCTCTTGACATTATTATCTTTCAACCATCCTTTAAACTCTTCAGCTAAGTCATTTAAATCATCAGAATCTAAAGGTTCTCCATCAGTTTGTTCAGCAATATACTGTTGTAAAGCTTCACCATAGTTCTTATCAATTTCATCAACAATATCTTTACTTGATTCTAACTGATAAAAATCATCCCAAGCTTTCTTAATGTTATAGTTATTCTTAGTAAATAAACTATGAAACATTACATAAACTTTATCAACATCATAGTCACTTCCTGCTAAAGAAGTAATCTCTTTAGGTAATATAATTACACTACCTACTTGTCTAGGTAAGAATCCTTTTATTCTAATATGTTGCATAGAATATTTATCCTCAGTAGGAACTCTATAACCTATTACTTCTCTATACTTTTCTGGTACTATATAATTACCTTTACTATCTTTCTTATTAATATCAAGTTCATGAGTATTAGGGTCTAATAAAGCATTATATAATTCTTCTGTTGGACAAGGAAGATAAGCTTCAAAATATTTAATAGAACCATCTTCATTATAAACAATTTTAGGTTGTTTACTTTCATCAAGACCAAAAGGAGAAGCTTGAATTAATGCTCCACCATTAATCTTCTGCTTAGTAACCCTATTCTTCAATATACTGTTAAGTAATGCTTGTATTCTTAAAGTCTGTGAAGGGTCTATAAGAGGAATATTAAAGTTACCATTCTCATCAAGAGTTAATGCTCTAATTAAGTCTGTCCCATATCTAGGATTACTTCTTACTTCTCTTATAAGTTCTTTCTCAACTTCATGAATATCATTAAACTTATCAGATACTTCCTTAAAAGCTTCTTGAATATTAGCAGTATTGATAGCATTAAAATAATTCATCCATTCTTCCTGTGTAAATTCCCTGTCTTTATACTTTAATTTAAAGTTAGGGTCTCTATTAGGATTCATGTCAGAACTAATCAATCTTCTAATCTGAGTACCTACAAGTTGAACCTTGTCAATACCATGTTCAGGAGTAGATGTCTGAATACCATAATCATTGTAATCAAACTCATGTACTACATTTGGATTCTCTTTACCATTAAGCCTGGTTACATTTTCCAGGACAGTCATAGTAGAAGCATAATTTGTAGCATCATTAAGATTGATTGTACCTTGTAAGCCATCCTTTACAGCACTTTCAAACATAGCAGAATCTATATTATTCTTTACCATAAAGTCATTAAGAGCTTGCAATTTACTTGAATGAAGTATTTGTCCAAACATTGCTCCTGTAAGGAGAAGGAACTCTGAATTTTTATGTTGAGTAGGAACTTTCATAATTCCACCCATACCATCAGGTTGATTCTTCTGAGTATAAAGATATGGTTTTCTTGTATTCCAAAGTACTAAGAAATCACTTGCAGTCCACTTATTACTCATAATATTATTGTAGGCTGTTTCTTCTGCATCAGACCACATACCTGCCATAATTTGAGTAGACCTAAATGATGGTAATGTATTATAAGCTTGTGCATCTGCTACATTGACTTTATTAAATATAGACATAATAGCAGCTTTATCATAAGCAGTAAAGGCATCATCTTTATCTTTAACTCTAGCTTCAAGTATCTCATTAATACTATCCATACTATTAGCAGGAAGAATGTTATCCTTTAGATAAATAACTCTTCTAGCAGTTCTTCTACTTCCATCATTGTTTACTAATACTGGTTTACCATTCCAAGTAGCAAGAGTATTAAGTCTTTCTGCTGGTGCATGGTCTTGCTTATTTCTCTTTTGGAAGTCCTCAAGATTTTTATAATAAGCTAAATCAGTAGTTGTAAGTTCAATAAATTGAGAAGTAAAATAAGTACTATTCCAGAACCATTCTCTCATTCTATCATTCATTCCTTCCTCAGAATATACATTTACATGTTTAAATCTAGCATTCTTCTCTGTACCAATTTTATCATAAAGACCAATACTCTTATAGTGTTGAACAGCTTCATTAAATCTACTATCCATTATAGACTTAATAGTATTTTTAATTAAGTTATTAACTTCATCCATAGATATCTGTTTAGCTTCATCTATAGCTTGAAGGAATGTCTTACCACTTTGACCTTTCTGATTTAATTCAGGGAAGAATTTAAATTCTGCACCTCCCATCTTTTTACCATTCATATCAAAGTTAGCAATAGGGTCTATATGATTATCTGTAGTAGCTCTTTCTTTAACAAGATTGATTCTATCAATTTCCTGATATACTAAGTCTTTAAACTTGTCAAGTAACTTCTCTTCATATCCTTTTTTATATCTCTTGAATTTAATAAACTCAGCAGATTGTGCATCAGATAACATAGGTACTTGATAATAACCATAAGTTTCACTTCCACTTCTATCTGCTGCACCAGTCATATACATATTATATAAGGCTAATGTAGCATCTAAATCTGTCCAAGCATTATATTCTTTTCTATTATATTGAAGGAGTACTACATGCTTTAAATTACTTCTTACTTCTGCATTATTTTCAATTTCTTCTAATATACTATTTCTCCATTTACCATTCTTATTAAACCAATTACATACTCTATAATCATCAAGTACCTGTTTATAAGTATCTTCTCTCTGTAACTTCTTAATAAGAGTTGTTACATAAGAAGGATTAATATGAGCATACATAGTTTTATCACCTTGTCTTACACTAGATTCAATAGTATCTTCATCTACTTTATTGATTACCTCTGCAATATTATTAAAGGCAGTACCATGAATATTAAGTAAGTCTACATATTCACCATCTTTAACTTTCTCATTACCTTTATTTAAGTCATAATAAATAGTTCTTAAATTACTTAATAAGACATTAACTGCTGGCTTGAAAGCTTTATTATCTAAGTTAAACTTTAATGCATTTTCAAGTGTTTCTGAATCTACACTAGCACCTAACATATTCATAGCTTTCTTGATTCTTGCTATATTCTCATTAGTAAGATTTTCAGCAATAGTTTCTCTGTCTTCAAATATATCAAGTAATTCATTAACTAAATCAAGACCTACTTTAGCGTTTTTTAATTGAATGTCTCCATTCTTATCATATATACTATCTGTAGTAAGAACATTACCATATTCATAGTTATCTCTCCATTCATCAAAATAATGTGAAGTACCCTCTGCACCATTAATAGACATTACTTTAGTACTTGTAGAAGTATCACTATTAGTACTTACCTTCTGAATAAAGTAATTGACATAATCCTTTCTATATGCTCTATAAAACTCAGTAAACAGTTGATTATCATTATTTAATTCATTAATAATCTGCTTTACCCAAACCTTCTTTTTACTAAGCTGTTCAAGCATAGGAATCATATCCTCAGCACTAACCATATTTCTAAGAGCCTGTATTAATTCTGAATGTACATAACCTGCATTAAGATAGATATTATCTCCTAAATCATCTCTATCAACATTGCCTGTAGAATCATATCTTACCATATTACCTATGGCTTGTCTAACTCTAGCCGTAAGACTATCAAAAGTAGCTACCTGTCTAACATCAGTCATCCATCCATCTTTCAAAGATTCTTCTTTCTCAAATACATCTCCTTGATTAGTTTGTTTACCATCCTCATTGAAAGTATCACTATTCTCTTGAGTATTAAGTACAAAGTTACTATTCAAGTTAACAGAAATACCTTCAGTTAATGCTAAGTTTCCTAATGCTTCTTCTGCTAATACTTGAAAGTTATTAAGTACATTTTGAAAAGCTTTAGTCTTTCTTTCTGCAACATTTCTAGCTATGTTAGTAGCTATCCTATCATCAAGATTAGGTTTAACACTTAATATTTGTTGCTTTTCTATAGCTATCTTTGCCTCTAAAGGAGCATCAGCATATACTTGGAAAGCTTTTCTTACTTCCATCATAATACTCTGTACACCTTCAGACTTAATAACACTGAATCTAGTAATTTTCTTTCTACCAAATAATAAATCATTCTTTACTTTAGGATTGGTTTCTGCTTGGATTTTATCATTATAAGTAGCTAACTTATCTTTTAATTTACTATTTACTATAGATGAAAACATTCTAGTGATTCTTTCTACTCTATGCTTTCTCTCTATAGGAGACATTTGTCTGGCACATCTAGCTAAATCCTCAGCATATGATTTATTACCTTCCTGTATAGGAGTCTCTTCTTGTGTAGAAGCAGTATCTTGTTTCTCTGTAGTATCCTGTACAGAAGATAAAGCTTTATTAATCTGTTTAGTATTATACTCTAAACTTCTACCTTGTTTAAATACATTATATTCTTTTTCAAAATAATCTTCTAGAGCAGTCTTTTTAACTATAAGAGTCTTAGTATCAGTCTCTATAGCAGTAGTATCTAATTCATTATATTTACCAGATTCTACTAACTCCCTAAGAGAGTTAGGAATAATCTTATTCAAAGCATCCCAATATATATCACTAGTAACGTTAGTAACATTACCTCCCTTAGAATTAAATAAGTCCCAAACTTTTCTTGTAGAACTCCCATAATAAATAACAGAAGCAGAATTTCCAGTTCTAGGACTAGTCCAGTCTATTCTAATTTCTGTACCATTAACTCCTGGATATATACTTACTTTATTAGTCCCCTTATTAAATTTACTTTTATCAAAAGTAGTACTTAAAAGTTCTTCTCCTTTTTCAGTAAGAAAACCTTTATCTTCCCCTTCAGTATTAACATAATCTGCTATATTAGTACTCCTTACAGGAGTAGAGATAGTTTTAGAATTAGCTTTAATCATATTAACTCTTTCTTCTAAAGCTTTTCTAGCATTTATACCAGTTAAATCTTTATCTTTGGTACCATATAATATTGTATTTATATCTTCTGTTCTCTGTGGACCAAGAAAATCATGATTTCCACCTTCTATACCTTTTTCAGTAAAATCATATACACTATGCATATTCATTTTATCATGCTTTCCTGTCCAATTAAGATACTTATTAAATAAGGCAGTAAGTCTTTGAATATCTATAGAACCATATCCATTTTCTATTTCATTATTATTCTTATTACTACCCTTTATAAACCAATCATTATCTTTACTAGAAGAATCCATATTACCAAAGCCAAAGAACTGATACCATTTACCAGCTTTCTTACCACTAGTACCATTACTACTTCTATAAAAAGGAATCTTAACTCCATTTATATTAGCCATAATGATTTCTCTACCAAGAATACCCCAGTAACCCTTCTCTATAATACCATTTTTAACTAACAGATTTACTATATCAGATTCATCCATATCATCTGTAATTTGATTATCTATAGAATCTATTTTTCTAGTAAATTCTGATTCATTAAAATTATTAAGAATATCAGTTAATGCTCTAGCTTGGCTTACTTTTGTTCTAGCAAATTTATCTGTAAGAGTTTTACCTGCTGACTTAGCTTTAAGTTCACTAATTAAAGCAGGATTTTGTTTAGCCCATTCTTGCCATAAAGGTAAATATCCTTTATAGTAACTAAAATTTTCTAATTCTTCTTTAGTTAAATTCTTTTCATCTAAATTTAAAATACTATCTTTAGCAGGAGCTTTACCTTTTCCACTCTTTTTGATAACATTTTGATAAACATATTCAATAGTTTTACCACTAACATCTACACCATCAATAATAGTCCCTTCAGCAAAAGTAGCATTTAAAGCTGAAAATCTTTTATCTCCAGCAGTAGATACTTCATAAGTTCCTCTTACAGGAGCCATAGAACTCTGTTTATCTTTACCTAATTGTGATTGTATAAATTTCTCTATCTCATCTTTTGTAGGCATTGTAGGTTCTTCACCATCTTTAAAATTAGCACTCTGCCAAGCACTAATCATAGACCTTACCATATCAAAAGTTTGCATACAATCATACTTGTCTTTAAACTCACTTAAGAAATTCTGTACTATTTTAATATTATCTCCAGTAAGTAACATACAATGTATTGCCATATTCTTTATATTTAATTAAATTATTTGTTTGCAAAGATACAACTTTTATAGTTAGTTGCAAAACTTTTTAGTAAAAATTAAAGGTACTATAAACAAATCGCTTATAGTACCTTCTTAACATTATTAACAATTAAAACTATTGAACAATGTATTTAGTATTATCAATAATAAGCCATTTAATGGTATTAATATTGACTAATCTTACATTGTTTTCTGAATCCTCAATATCCATATCAATACACTGATACTTACCATCTCTAGATTCAAATTGAATTTTATATCCTCTAAGAACTCTATCTTCTCCTTCAACAATCTTAGGAATAGGATTATTCATAAGAGTATAAAGAGTTTTCTTAGCCCAATCTGCTACACCTTTCTTTGAATTTTTAACCTTATCAATTTCTTGGCATATTTATTCAGCCAGAGTATCTACTTCTGTTTTAAATTGTTTAGCACTTTTAGCTTTATCTTGTTTCTTAAAACATACAGTAAATACCTTACTACTATGAATATTCTCCCATATACTTCTAATTCCAGGAGTACCATCTTTCTTGTCTTCTTTAGTAACTTTTACTTCTGTAGTATACCCATCAGCAGTATTACAGAAATTATGAAGATAATCCTTATCAATAGCTACTTCATTCTTACTTTCAAAGTGTTCAAGAATAACACTACTACCAAGAATATTCTTTACTCTATAATGAGAACTTTCACTAAGAATATCACCTTTTTTAATTTCTTTTTCAATCATAATTATAAATATTTATTATTAATAAAATCTTGATGCATTGGATGTGCTAAATCATACATCTGTGGGTCAACTATCTTGTTATCTCTAAGTTCAAAGAAATGTTCCCAAGCTTCTTTAAATCCACACATATATAATTCTGTTTTAGTACTATTAGGCAATACTACTCTAGCCTGTTGTGGTTTCCAACCTTTTTCAAGAAGCTTAAAATAAGTAGCCTCTGCTGTAAGAAGATGTATCATAAAATCATACTCAACATTTTTACTAGTATAAAAATCATCATGATAATCCTTTTCAGTATAAGTACCTTCTTTTATAGCTAACCAGCAAGGTTTAATAAATGTGACTTCATTATTGAATTTGCCTTTACCATAATTACAATATCTTTGAGATTCCTGAATAAAAGACATTGTTCTATGTCTTACTACTTCATGACTTACAGCTCTATTAGTAATAAGTTTTACTGTATATCTTTTAGGATAATTATCCAGATTTTCATCTCCAAAATCTAAGTATTCTCCTACATAAGGTACTTTATCTAATATAACATGCCAATGCCTATAATTAGTAGTAAAGTAAGCATAATTATTTACTGCTTTACATTTAATCCATTCCATATTATATAAATTATGATACATTAAATCTTCAGCAAATGTCTTAAGTAAAGTAATAGGCATCTTAAAGTGAATAGTACCAAATTCAAGTGGAGCATCATGCTTATGTACTTCTAACATATTTACAAATGGAGCAGCACTAATATCTGTAATTTTATCTTCACTTTTATAAGATACTCTAGCACATTTTTCTATATGTTTATAGATATCTAATAAACTAAAATCTGTTTGATTACAAATTTCATAACTTTGATTAATTAACTTCATATTATTCTAAATTAATACATTTATCATCAACTACCCAACCACTTAAATCATTAAGTTTAGTTTGGAAATTATTAATACTCTTTCTATGTTTATATTCTTCAAGAATAGCTCTAATCTGTTCAGGAGAATACTTCTGAGAATCAAATGCTGTAAGCAATTTATTATCATCATTTTCATCCCCTTCACTAATTTCAATAGTAGTAGTTTTACTCATAGTAATACTTACAGTAACATCTACTTTAATTTTCTTTGGTTCAGAGTTTAATTCATTAAGACTTCTTTCTTCACTCTGCATTAATGTTGGTGTATTACTCATCACTAGTTTCTTTTAAATTATATAATTCTCGATATTTATTAAAGATACCTTTAATTATATCTTCTCCTATAGGATTCTCTCTTTTACTATTTCTTTCAAGACATACATCTAAAGGTACATTTGTAAAATCTTTAATTTCAATTATATACTTATCATTATTATCTTTGAATGTATCATTCATCATTGAAACCGTACCTTTTAAATTTCCATTCTCTTTAGGATTAAGATTCATTTCATCTATGATGATAGTATTGAATTTAAAATTCATAGCATTTATTAATATAATACCTTTACAAGCTGTAATATAATGCTCTCTTGTAGGAACCCAATATTTACCACTCATATTTCTTAAATCATCTCTATTAATTCTAATAGAATGTTCTGGGTCTTTAAGAACCTCTTGTTTAGCCCAAGTACTCTTACCACTGGCAGGAATACCTCTTGTAAGAATTATTCTTTTCATTTTATACTATTTGATTGTTCTACAATAGCCTCTTTAAGTTCTTTAAACTTTTGAGATACTTTCTTATCTACTAAATTATTTTCAACAAAGGCACAGCTACAAGTATATGTCATATAAGCATCACATATCTTCTTAGCCATATTGTAAATAAGTCTTTTTCTATTATTCCCCATAATCAGTATGAAACATATTAATATAATTAGTAGTAGTAAAAGAGGCTAAAACTATTACTTTATTATTTTTAATTTCAATATTTTCTTTTTTAATTTTAGTCTTTATTACTAATCTAGACATAATATAATCTAAAGTATTCATTATTTTAATAGTTTAAGTACCTCTTCACATTTATGTTTAATTTCTTGAGCATAATTAGCAGCTTCACTACTATATTCACTACAATAATCTATAATATTATTAGCAGTACTTCTAATAGATACTAAAGCTAAAAAAGACTCTTTTAGTTTATCTTTTTGTGTCATATTAAGTTATATTGCATAATACTTTACTAAAATCAGAATTACCTTTATTAATGTCATTAGTAAACCATCTTATAAATGCAAGATTATGATTATTCTCTTCCATTTCTTTATAAATCTCCTTATATTCAATTAACTGGTCAATAATATCTTTCTTAGGATTTTTCAGTACAGCTTTTTCATATTCTACTATTTTATTTACAATATGATTAGTTTCCTCATCTAAAGAATTGATACATTCAGTTAAATTATCATAAGTTAATTTTGTATAGGCATCTCCATCACCTGCCCATACAGGAGCAACAGCTTCTACTACTGCTCTATAAATAGGATGATTTCTACTAAAAGACATAAATAATAAAGGAGAACCCTCTGGATTCTCCTTTCTTTTTAAATAAATATTTAAATAACTACTCATCCTTATTTTCTTTTAATTCAATATATTTATTAAGGTACCATTCAGCTTTTTTCTTATCTTGAATATCTGTACCCTTAAAATTTGCTCTCCATTGATATTTAAAAGCATTTAACTCACAAAAAGCAAGTACTTTTTCTTTACCAAAAATATCAAGCATCACATCAATACATTCATACTTACTATTTTTATAATGAGAAGGATGATTTACCATATCTTCTGTTTTTGATAATTTTACAAAATATATCTTAGCATCAGTTTCCTTCCAATTATGATAAATTGCACCATCATTATCTGTTATACAATTATCTTCTTCACTAACATAAGTTTTACCTGAAGTATAAGCTACATTTTTAGGTCCGCCCTTCATTATAACATCTTTAATACATTTGAATATATCTCCTTTTTTAATCATATTAATATTTATTTAATTGTTAAAGTATTCTTTGGTCCTATAAGAGAGAAGAATTAGTGAACCCAATGGTCTGAGACTTCTGCAACTGCTGGTATAGGAACAGATTTACAATATTTAGCTGCTGATTTTTCCATAAAATCTTCTAGTACTTTAGGAAATTCATTTAAATTCTCAGGATATTCCCAATTACATTCATCATGAGTTAAATTAGCTAATCTACATTTACCAAAGTAACCATTATTAACTATCCAATGAAATATAGAAATCTGAGAATCTTTTAATATTATAGCTCCAGTTCCTTGAGTTACAGAATTTAAAGCTTTTCTATCCCATTTAGATACTTCCTTAAAGTGTTTTTTAACTTCAACATATATACTATCTTTATTAGGTTTATGTATATTTCTATACTCTTCCCAAAATTCAGTTGTATAATGCTTCTGTTCTTCTTTCCATTTATTAAAGGTTGCCCAATAAGTCTTATGTCCTGTTATAGGATTAAGAAGAATATATCCTTTATTTCTAACTTCCTTTGAACCTTTCTCTTTAAATTTAGCAATACCTGGAAAACCTTTTGAATAAGCTTCAGCAAATTTCTCAGCTTCTTCTAATGTACATCCCTTTGCATTTTGTATAGCAAAAGCAGAACCACCAAACTGTTGTGAGAACTCAATAGGTTTTACATCTTTTCTAAGATGAGGATATAATTTTTTAATATCTTTAATGGAAGTATCTCTAGGTATTTCTTTAGTATAAATCATATAAGCACATAGAGAATGCATATCACCACTTCCATGTATAAATTCATCAATCATTGATTGTTCTTTATATATATCAGCACCTAATCTACTTTCAATAGCACTATAATCACAACTACACCACTTATAACCTTTAGGTGCAGTAAAACAACTTCTAGTAATATCATCAGCAGGTAATTGTTGCATATTAGGATATGGACAAGCTTTTCCTTCTTTCTTTTGTTTTGCTGAAGGCTTAATAGGAAGTTTCTTTAATTTAGCTAAATCATCATTATTATCCTTTGAACCACAAGACATTCTACCTGTATCACAACCTAATTGTCTATATACAGTATGTATTCTATTAGTGTTAGGATTAATAGCATTTAAATGATTCTGTCCAAAAGATGTTACTACTTTAGCCGAACCATTATAACCTGCATAGTAATCCTCATCTTCAGGTTCTCCTTCTCCTAAATAAAGCTTTAAGAATTCATCATTAATTCCTTTTTGCTTTTTTAGTACTTTTTCCATTGCACTCTCCTTATCTTCTCCAGTTTCTTTATCTTGGATTTTAGTATCAAATCCTAATATCTTTAATAAAGGAATAACTTGATTGGAAGAAGCCCAATTTATAGTACATTTAGGAGTTAAATCAAATCCAGAAAATAAATCTCCTTCTCTATTTATATATGTAAACTCTTTTAGCTTAGAATTAGATATAACAAATTTATTTAAGTCTTCAATAGCCTCATTTAAATGTTGCTTATCTATATTCATTTTAGCTTTCCATTTATTTTCATCTAAATGAATACCACACCACTCTAAGTAGGCTATTACAGGAACAAAATCACACTCTAATTTAGCTCCTACTTTACAATTTTGTTTAGTACAATCTTTAAGTTGAGATACCATTATATCATATAGAGGAGTAACATCTCCTGCTGCATATTTAATAGTAGAATCATCAATACCCCTCCATTGTATTTCTCCTCTTATAGTTTTATCTATATATATTCCTAATCTTCTTTCTGCAATAGCCTGTAAACTATAAGAAATACCATTAATAGGGTCTTTATATTCAGGAGGATAACCTAAATATAAAAGTTGTTCTACAATCATAGTATCATAAACTTTAAAAGGTATAATCTCATCATTGTAAAGCCATTGCAAATCAAATTTTAAATTTTGTCCTATTAAAAAGTTTTCTTCTAATATATTCTTATATAATTTAATACTTACAGTTGTACAATCAATAACTATTTGAATAGTACCCTCTATATTACCAAATTGAGCCAAGAGTAATTTACCTACATGTGGGTCCTTACCTAAAGTCTCAGTATCAAATTGAATCATCTTCCAATCTTTCATTATTATAAGAGATTCTTCTACTGAAATTATCTTATAGACATTACTTTTAAATAATTGCTGATTAGCTGTTATTAAATATATCATCTTTTAAATTCTAATTTATTAAAATCTAATATATATTTATATGTATTAAAGAAATTAGAACCTAATAAACCATGTACTGTTACACCTTTATTCTGCTTAAGCCAACTAAATGTATGTTTAATTGTACTACTACAAACAAATGTTTCTTCAAATTTCTTATTATTATAATAAAGACCTAAAACACCCATTTTATCTGTAGAACATTTACCATTAGCTCCCCATACTTCAAAGTTTTTTCCAATATAGGAAACATTTAATTTATATTTATCTATAATATCAGCATCAAGCATAGATTGTATACAGCCTGTATCTAATACAAAGTTTAATTTCCTATCTCCAATATAAAAGGTTACTATTGGCATATCACATAATTCCATTGATTGTTTAAAAGACATTACATCTTTACTTTTAGTATAGAGAGTGTATACATAATACACTCCCATAACTACTAAAAGAACAATAATCCCAATACCAATATAAATCATTTAATTAGTAGTACCAATACCCCCTCTATTATCATTATTAAGATTATCTACCTTAATAAGCTCTACACCATTACTAAATAACCATTTAAGCTTAGTTAAAATACCTGAATTCATATTAGGCATAATCCTAAATTGACAAATTCTAGTACCCTTTGGAATCTCTGTAGCTTTAAATGCTTTAGTAATAAGTCTCCACTCATCTTTATTTCCCTTATAGGTCTCATCAATAATAGCCTGAGAATTAGCCACCTCAATATGCCACTTATTAGGTGTAGAACTTCTAGGAAGTATATAAGCTTCAAATCCTTTAGGAAGTTCCATAGCAATACCTAGAGGAAGATATTTAATCTTTCTAGATTGTACTTCTGGACCTGTAAATCTTACATCTTCTGCAAGCTTTAAATCAATCCAATCACCCTGTTCAATAATTTCTGGCATACAGCCTTCAGTAATCTCCTTAACTTTAATCTTTAATTTCATTCTTTTTTAATTTAAAATATTAAACTATTATACATAGCTCTTTCATATTGAGCTTTAAATCCTTCTTTTTGTCCAAGAGTTAAATTCCTAAACCATAAAGCAACATAATCTCTATACTTAGGATGATTATCCTTAATAAAAGATTGTATTAACCAATCTTCAAAATCTATATCATAATAAATATTAGTACTCATTTCTGTAATTTATAAGTTATATCAGTAAAGACAGTTTCATAATCTGTAAACTTTCCTTCTGTTCTTACTTCTTTAAGACTATATAATCTCTGATTAGTAGTCTTTGAATCTAAACCTCCTAAATTAGATATATAGGAACCTACTTTAAGATAATCTAAAAAATTGAGAAAATATCCATAATCTTTTATTATATTAATAATATCTGTACCTACATACATAGCTGTTTTAAGATTATTCTTAGACATCTTAATATAAGACCATAACATAGGTATATTTTCAGCATTACCCATAAAACATATACAAGTAATACCTTTATTACTATTAATAAGTCTATTTAATTCTTCTATATCTAACTCTTTACCTTCATCTTTCCAAAGATTTTTCTGATTACAGTCTTTACAATGAACTTTACATCCAGATATAGCAATACATAAAGTGATTTCATCAGGAATTTCTTGAAATGTTACTTTTGCATATTGATACTTCATTATTCATACCATTTAGGATTTAATTGTTCAAATCCATATTTAACTAACTCTTTAAAATTATCCCAAGTATCTAATTGTAGAGGTCTGTCTCCTATAAATTCAAAATTATAGCATTCTTCTTGATAATCATATCTAAAAGTAGCTAATACTATACATAATTCTTTACTTTTAAATAAATCCTTATGTATTCTACAACCAGTATTCTTAGGATAACAATAAAATTCATGATTTAGTTTTATGTATTCATTTTCCTTACCATAATAAAGATTAGGATACCATTTAACTATATCATAAGATACAAAAGGAGGCTTGTTACCTACATAACTAGCCTCCCTAAATTCTAATACACCTATTCTTTTAGATTGTATCATGATTAATTATTTTATTTATAGTAGCATAAGATTGATTTCCTATAAGTCTATTATATTCTTGGTCTTCATTTAAAAAGATTAAAGTAGGAATACTTCTTATGTTACATTTTCTTATTAAATCCTGATTATTGTCTTCCTCAATATCAATACTCTTCATATCTGTTTTATATTCTTTAGTAATTCTTTCTAAAGTAGCAGATAAAGCTTTACATTGAGGACAACTATCAGATTCAAATTTTAATATCTTAATCATTATTTACACATTAATATTTTTATTATATACTCTAGTTCCTGCTTCTATTTGTCTATCCACACTAAATAGTTTAATAGGTCTTAAATACCCAATTATCCTTGTATATTGAGATATATTTTTACTATGACATTTAGGACATTCTACTATAGGATGCTTAGTAATATAACCACAATCTTCACATTTACTATTAGGTATATTAAAAGTAAAATATGAAGTACCTTCTTTAATAGCATAATCTATCAATTTTAGATATTGTTCTTTACTTAAATGCTCTTCTAAATTAATATGGCAAGCAGAACCTCCATCTGTATATTGATAAGTAGAATTTCCATGTAAATACATCTTATCTAATACACTTATATTAGTATCATTCTGTAAGAAGAAATAAGAATTATATAGATTTCTATTAGAAGGAACCCAATATCCATCTTTTTTATCCCAATTATAATTTTTACTAGCAAGAGACTCTGCTGGAACTACTTCGCTATTAAATAAGAATGGTCTTTTCTTATCATTAATTGAATGTAAAGCATTTTGCTCCTTTATAGTAGAGAGAATAAGCTGAAGGAATTCAATATAATCTTTATTATTATTTACTTTAAGACCTAAGAACTCAGCAGCCTCATTAAGACCATTAATTCCTATAGTAGAATAAAGCTTCTTAATATGAATATAACCAGCATTACAACAAGTAAACATTCCTGCATCTTCCCAATCATATAATATTGTTTTATATGCAATATGATACTTGTATACTCTTTCAAGAATATTAGTAATATATATATTTAAACTATTTCTATTAACCTCTACCTTAATATCTGGTATTCCTTCATTTTTCCAATCTCCAACCCAGTCTTGAACAATTCTATTAATATTAAGAGTAATTACATTACAAGAACCTGTCATAATACCTGTCAATCCTGATGTAGGACTAAATGTATTTTTATCTACTTGATTTCTTAACCTGCAACATGAAGCTAAACTATCAGCACTATCACTAATATAAGTAAAGAAACTATGTTTTTCAGCATACATTTCTGCACATAAATCTTTATATTCTTTATCAATAATATTTTTACCATTATGTACCATTGCAAATGTTTCCACAGGAAAAGCTACTATTGCTTTTGTTCTAAGTTTATTAAACCATTTCATAAACAATCTTTGCAAAGTATCTATTGCTTTCCATTCTGGTTTAGTACCATCAGGATAATAGAATTCTCCAAACATTGCTTCAAAATAAGTTTTATCAAAATATGAAATATTTGTAACATTATGTTCACATAGAGTCGTTAATTCTATGCAGTTCTCTTATGAACTTCTTATAGTTTCCTATAAGTTCAGACTATATCATTACTCAAAAATGAGTACCCCCAGCTTCCACTCACTTGAGTGTACTTCCATAAAGGAATAGTCGTTGAACCTTACCAATAAATTGGTCTTGGCTGCTGATTGCCATATCTTAATGACTTAGGGTTCCAGCAATTCAAGGGGTTTATAGTCCACCTACAACTGACCATGTATTTTGTGGTGACACATAGAACACACTGTTATTAGATTATTAGGATTATTCAGCTCCTTGTCTTTGACAGCAATCTTGTACAATTTATCTGCATCATCTACTGGTGATAATGGATAATTTTGTATAATAATTCTATCAAGAATAGACTTAAATGGAATCAAATGATGTACATGTAGGTTATCTTTACTACCACATATAACACATTGATTGCCATCTCTGCAAAGTATGTCCTTTTTCAGAGAGTTATCACTACAATATTCTCTAATTCTTTGAGATAGTGTAGAGATTCCACCCTTCCAATTAGGATGGTTATCTCCTGTCATCAGACCTATCTTGCTTTCTGAATTATTCCTAATTTTAATACCTAAGTTCTTTAGAACTCTATCAATAACACAAGGGTCACAATTATATCTAATACCAAGCTCTTTCTTTGAAAGACCCTCTTTCAAATATAATCTTTCCATAATTTCTTTATTGCTAAAGTCTTTAGGAATTTCTTTGGATTTAAAATTCCATTGTGACTCTGATAAAGTTCTTCTCTCTATAGTATGTTTTTTCAATCTTAATAAGATTGTTCTATGAGAAGTCCCAAACTGTTTTGCTATTTCAGTTGAGGACTTACCTTGTAAATACAAGTCAATAATAGTACTATCATCTAAATCTTTTCTGTGTGCAGCCATAATTATAAATTATTTTATGCTGCAAAGATACAAAATTTATTTGAAAGTACCAAATTTCTTAATGGACTCTGATAAGACCTATTACCAGCAGGTTGATTAATACCCCATACAAATTGACTAAAGGCTTTATAGATTCTATCTCTTACTGTTCTTTGAATTTTAATATAAGGACTAGTAGCACATAAATCTAGCTTATCATACCATTTATCTCCAAATTCCATAATAGTATAATAATTTAAAGCTATAAAATAAGAACCTACTGCTACTGCACCCTTACATTGAGAGGACAATGTAAATATAAGATTAGTTAATTGACCACTAAATGACTCTAAATCATTAGGTGGAGTAGGAGTTACTCCATCAATATTACCTACACCTTCTAACATTAAAGGATAAAGACTTACTGCCATACAATAAAACTTAGGTACAGGAGTACTTGCTTCATCATTAGTATAAATAATATGATTATTTAAATCTTTTTCATACTGCTTTGCTAATTCAGGAAATAACTCATTAAGTTTATCCTTCATTCTTTGTCTTTGAATAAGCCTATTTTCATCTTTATATATTTCTGCTTCAAGAGATGCTACATTTTTAATAGCAGTATTAGCATTAGGGTCTGTATTACTAGAAGTTGCTGCATTTTCTTGGTTATTCTTATATTCTTCCATATAATGTAACCTCTTAATTCTAGTTCTAGCTTCCTTATGTTTTTCTCTATAAAGAATATAAGATTTAGCAATATTAGGATAATTACCCATAAGATAATATTCTACTGTATCTTGAATACTTTCAGTATTAATATTATCAGTAGTAAAGGCATTAGCAAATTCTTTAAACTCATTCTCATTAAATTTGTCTTCTTCCTTACAGGACTCAAAAGCCTTCCTAATAGCATTTACTATTTTATTTGAATCCCATTTAACTTTACTACCATCTCTTTTTATTACATATGTCATATATTATTTTAATTAAACATTATTCCATTTTATCTATCCAAGTTCTCAAATCATTAGAACTTTCAATATTTATTCCCATAGGAACTGTGGCTCCTGTAGAGAGATAATACCAAAGTTCTTTACCTACTTCCCAAGGTGCTTCAAGTTTAATTTGATTATTTTTACCAAGATATAATGTACCTTCTACAAAAGTAAAATCACAATCCCATACAAGTGGAATCATATTAGACTTAGAAATTACTATATCTTTATAAGGTAAAATTGTGAAGTCTTTAAAGTATTCATCCTTTTCAATATTAAGTTTAAGAATTCTTGCATATAATCTACATTGATATGCATAATTCCACTCTATAAATGACTTATAGAAATTATATGTAGGTTTATATGATGTCTTTACATCTATAGGTTGAATAGTTTTATTCTTATAATCTACTCTAAGAATATCAAACATGCATCTATAAGGAACACCATCTATTTCTGCTTTAAACTTTAATTGATAAAGATTTTCACAATCATCAAAAGGATTATTCTTCTTAAAATATAATGCAGTTTGAGGACTTTCAATAAGAGCATTAGCCATCTGATGTGCTATATCATTAAGCTCTGTATTTATTAAGATTTTATCTTTAGCTAAGTATAATAAATTATAGTAATCAGATGCCTTTTCCTTAATTACTTTTGCTCTAGTTTCTGGTTTCCAATTTAATTGAAATCCATTAATATTTGTAGAATCTATAATAAGATTATCTGGTATCTTATATAGTGAATCATAAGTACTTGAATAACTATTAAATAAAGACTTTACAATTACTTCTATATTATCAGTAATAGGAGGAAACTCTGCTACTAAGTACCTTCTTTCATATTCTTCAGGAGGGTCAGTAGTTAAACAATCTACTAAAGAACCTAACAATAAAGAAGGACTTTCAACCTTATCAAACAATGTATCTAAATGTTCAAATCCTTCTCTCTTAAATTTAGATATAGTAGAATAACTAAGAGCTTTATCAGCTCTATAAGTAGGCTCATCTACTAACCAAGATATATCTTTAAGACTTTTCAGCATATTCTTTAAATATTTCTATAGCTTGTAAAAGCTGTTTTTTACTATAAACTTCAAAATAAATACTCTTTTGTCCTGTAGCAGTAAGAATATTATCAAGGTATTTCCTAAATAGCTTTCTTTTATATGGGAAGACTTCATTTGAGAATCCCTTACATTCTATCCATACATCTATATCTTTATACTTAAGATATATGTCAGGTAAATATGTAATAGGCTGTATAAGCCCATCACATAATCTAAGTAATTTAGGTGAAGGTTTACCTAACTCTTTTACTCTCTTTTCATGTTGAGAATCTGTTTCTTTATCATAAAAAGGAGTAATAGGTTTAAATGAAGGAAATACTACATGTTTCTTAGGTTCATATAGAGGATTAAAACCTGCCTCAATTAATGTATTGAAACAGGTTTTCTCCAATATACTTTTAAAGGTAATATTACCTTGTTTATTTACAGTAGCATTCCTAATCTTCTTATTGATACTTCCCACTAACAATATTAGTTAAAATATTAAGAAACTCCTTAAATTCTTCTTTATTATTAAGATTAATTACCTTAATATTAGGTTCTTTTGGCATAGGACCTCTTTTACCATGTGTTCTATATATACTCTTCTGTACAGGAACAACTACTTTAGCTTCAATAGAATCTCTTTTAATCAAATTGTCAATAGTAGCTTCATCTACAAAACTATTACATTCAAATTGTACACCATTACTACAAGTAATAATCTGAGTAATCTTATCTCCTAACTTAATCTCCTGATTAGTACCTTTAAAATAATACTTTTTCATCTTTTAAATTTTATTTTATTGTTTAAATGATTATTTATTTCATCCCACAAATTATATCTAAGTTTCTTATGATTCCTAGCATAATATGAAGGATGTTTTTCTTTAATTATATAATTATATTGAGAGATATAAGGCTCAAAAGTTTTAGCTTCTTCACCAAATAATACATATACACAAGCAGTCATATATCTAGACATATTATATATTAGTTTAGATATAAAAGGTCTCCATAGTCCTAAATGAGAACTAGGGAGACCTACCTTACATGTTAATGCACAATTCAACATTAATACTCCTTGCTTCTCCCAATCTTCAAAACTGGGGTCAAAGATACTACTATTTTGTGGAATTTCATAATTGATAACTGATTCTTTTATAACTTGTAAGGATGGTGATAAATCTTTATCAAGTGTTTTTATATTGTTACCAAAAGCAATTCCAGTAGCCTTACCTAATTGTGGATAAGGACTTAAACCTAATATAACTACCTTTAATTCAGATAATTTACAAGCTTTAAAACAATTAAAGATGTCATTATAATTAGGACATAAATTAACAGTATTGCTAGAATTAAGTGTATTAATTGTCTCATATAATATTTTCTTATCTATTACTTTTAACCAATCTCCAAAATATTCCTCTAAAGACATAATTTATCTATATTATCTACAAGAAGCTGTTGTATTTCCTCATTAACATTAATATTGGTAGGAGCCTTAACATGTCTTATAAACTTATCAATATCATTATTAATGATAACTGTCATAGTAGTAAAACCACTTATTATAGAAAAATATCTAGAAACAGTACTACAATATTCAATAAGATACTTTTGAATACCTTTACATACAACATTATCACTATTGAAAACTTTAGGACTTACTCTAAGTATAAGCTCTGTGGTAGCTGATGTTCTTCTAGGAGGTCTAATAGTAGATAATACTAATGGTTCTAAATTACTATTAAGTATTAAACCTCTCATTCCATAATAAAGATTACCATCTTTATCTCGAATTTTATTTAATTCTCCTGCTTCTCTAATTAAACTTAACTTTTTTAAAAGAGGACCAAAAGTTTTTCTTTCATTTATACTAGTAGAAGAAGTAAATAGTGGAATTATTCCTCTCGAAGATAAAGAATTATAAATAGGAATCTCTGTAATCTCACCATTAAATATATGATTTGTCATATATATAGAGAATTGATTATTCTCTGTTCTTAATAAAGGTATATTTGTTGAACTGAGAGGGGCTGATGTAACACCAAGAAAGATATTTATATTATTTTTAATATTTTCACTTATCATTAATCTTCTTCTTTTAAGTACATCATATTACAATCATATTCTATAAAGAAAGGTAATTGCTTTATCATAGGAACAATTTCATTAGCACAGAAATTAACTACATTATTTACAATAAAAGAAGCTATCATACAAGCCATAAAAGTAGTTTGTTTTAAACTACATACAGTTTCATCTGCTTCTTCATCAGAAAATAAGAATTCTTTTTCATATCTATCTTGATTATATGTATCTGTACCTACAATAGTGAGTATTTGTAAAGTATCAAATGACAATCGGGCATCAATATATAGACATTTAGATTTATCTTTCTGTAATTCTACATGTTTTTTCCAGTTATTAAAGAATACCTTTCTAGCTTCCATATTATCAAAACCACAAATCATAATATCAGAAGTAAAACTATTACTAGTATATAATTCTCGCATAGCAAACACATCAGTATATTTACTATAATAGCTAACAGTTTCTGCTATGGCATCCACTTTATATTTATCTATATCCTTGATACCAAACATTTGTCCAGCAAGATTAACTTCCTCAACTTTATCATTATCAAAGATATAAATACTCTTAGGGTGTATTCTAGCTAATTGAAATATAGCATTTGAAGAAATACCTCCTGCACCTCCTACAATAATAACTTTCTCTTTAATTTTATTAAACCATTCTGCTCCTGAAAATCTAGCAGTTTCATCATGATAATCTTCACTTATAGGAGGAATTTCCTGATGTTGATTTTCAATAACTTCATTCAAAAAAGCTTCATCTTCTTCTGATAATATAGATTCTGATTCTTCTTCTATTACTTCTTCAGGCTCTATTGATGCTGTTTCTCTGTCTGTTACCTCTAAAGGAGCAATAGCAACTTCTGGAACATTAACTGTAGTATTTACTATTTGTTCCATATTAACCTCCAAAGGTGGAGTTATAGTTGATTCTTCATTCATAATTTTAAATAATAAAACGTTCTACTTCATCCTCTATAACTTCAATAAAGGAATTAGTTTTAAATGTATGTAATTTCTGTAATACACCATAAGCACATATAGCCATTTGTGAATCTTCAAGATAACCTTCTTCTGCTAAATTATCATCAAAAGCTTCTGTTACAAGAAATTCTACAAAATAACCAATAAAAGCTCTATAATTTGCTAAACCTTTTTGTCCTTCTCCAAATCTCTTAGAAAATACTGTAGGCATTTTTTGAACCCATTCATTGAGGTCTTTTGGAGTAAATATAGGACTACCTATAAGTAATTGTTTAACAATATTATTTAAGTCTGTTTCATTAAATTTATACTTATTGTAATCAATAGATTCATCTGTATCTACTCCTGCTTGAACAGCAGTATTAGTCTTAGAGAAAGGTATGTTTGTTTCCTTATATAAAGGTGTTGCCTTTAAAGTAGGTTCAACAATAAGATTAGCACGAGGCTCTCTACTAATATTTGCAATTTTAGTCTTATCCTTACTAATTTCTTCAATTCTATTGAATAGGTCTGTATAACCAATATTTACAGTAGGCTTTTCAATATTCAAGAAGAAATATTCTATTTCATAAGATTCTATAGCATCATATTCATCATTACCTATATTAATAGTTTCTTCACCAAAGAACTCATATTCAAGTACTTCTGTTACATGAGGAATATGTTTAACTTTTCTTGTAATTGCCGCAGTATATTGACCAGCATTATTTACAATTAAAGATAAGAAATTATTCATATCAGAACCTTCTTCTTGAAGAGTTCCAAGGTCAGTTCCACTGAAAAACGTTGACATCTGGTCATGTGAATGCATTAAACCTTGCTGACATTCTAATAAGTCATGTTCTATCATATAATTACAGATTTCTGCACTCTTATCAAACTCAGTATAAGTAGCAGAACCATAATCCATAAGACAGAAATCTTTAGCAGTTAATACTAAAGAATTATCTTCAAATCTACCAGTATAATCATAGAATAATACTCCACTATATTCATTATTAGGAAATCTAGCACACAAGAATCTAATCTTTTCTTCTAGTTCTGGAGTAATAATTAACTTATATGTATTATCTTGTTTCTTTAATATATTTTTGTCCATAATTATAATTTATAAATTCTAATATATTCCGTATTGCCACATTAATATATTTTACATTAAGAATATATACAGGTTCAATAGTAGTATCAGTATCTATAATCCTCATTTTAACAGGCATATTCTTAAATGTAAATAAGACATCAGTACTAAGACTATGAGAACTGTGTCTATTACTATCTTCTTCAGTAAAACATCCTTTATAAAAGACTGCTTTTATAAGAATTTTAGCTCTTACTAATTCATTTAAATTTGTAGAAAGTTCTTTATTATTAAATCTTTTATTATAAATTGCTATAAACTCATTGCTTATTAATCTAATTAAAGAAGCATCATTATCAGCAAAACTATAAGTATTATTTACATATTTAAAAGTAAATACTTTTCTATTTATAAGATTACGTATGGCTTCTTTTATAATAAATGAAATTTCTGAAGAGGTTCTACAACTAGTATCTGAAAAAATTATTTCTTTATTACTATTATTTCTACCAATATATTCCATTCTGTAATAAGGAACTCCTGCTATAGATTCTACTGTAACATATCTAGCTAATTCCACACAGAATAATCTCCATATATTTTCATTATTTTCATCTCTAAGAATAGTACAAGTGGTTCCAATAGGACCTTCTCCTAAACAAGGTCTCTTAAAATAAGACTTACCATTACATAAAGAACCTGAAGGTAAATGAGAGTGTGTATAATGACTTTCATATAAAACTTTAGTGAAAGTAGTAACAATCATTTCAAATCTTTTAGCTTGTTTTCCTGCATAATCAAGTGGTACTTTAACATATAAGTCATGAATATCTACACTATTATCTTTTTCATTAGTAATAGTTACATTGGGAAAATGAACTAATATAATATATGAAAATTCACATAATGGAAGTAAAGGAGAGTTTAAAGTATCTTCCAAGTTTTCACCTTCTGCTATTAAAGTTTCTACAGCATCTTTAAAACTTTTATCTACTTGAAAGTCTACTTTAGTTTCACCAAAGAAACTTTTAAATATTTCATATACTTTAAGAGCTTCTTCTGTAGGAGTATAATATTTATTTCTTATCTGTTCTTTTATATCCATAAGTAATAAAAAAGAAGGGAGTAAATATATTACTATACTTACTCCCTATTAGATTTTTTATAAATTACATGTTTTTAAACATATCATTAAGTTCATTTGATGAATATGGAGAATCTGATTCCTCTTCCTTTGAAGCATTTGAAGTATCTGAAGTGACATTACCAATAATAGCAATATTATCAATATCAATATCATCAGAATAATCCATACCTGCATTCTCCATTTCTTTCAAAAGACTTTCAATAACTTTCTTAAGTTCTGCTTTAGTAACATAGTTACTAAGGTCAGTAGCCTTCATAGCAGGCTTGCTAGGAGCTTCCTTCTTTGCAGGAGCTGCTTTAGCTGTAGGAGCTGAAGCATCTGCTGTTGTAGAAGCTGCTTCTTTATTAAGAATCTTCTGCAAATCTTCTGTCTTACAGTTAGTATAATTCTTACTATAAGTCTTCTTAACTACTTCTGTAAGATTCTTAACCTTAATCTCCTCAATGATAGCCCTTCTATCAAGCTTTGCTCCACTTCTAATCTTCTTTGAAGCATTAGTAATCATAAATACCAAGTTATTAGTAGTAGTTCCCTTATAAGGAACATCATGTGGAAGAATAGCAGCATCATTCTTCAATTCAATCTTAGTAAGACCCTCAAAGAATGTACAATTAGTATAATCAATACCTGCCTTAGTAAGGTCTGCTTTGAGTTCTGCCAATGTTGTTGCTGCACTTTCAATAACTTGTGTCTTGTGAGTCTTTGTAGGAATCACTGTAATCTTTCTTTTTTCCATTTTTCTTTAAATTTTAATATATTAAACTTTAATTATTTGTGTTATTTCAAAAAGGTAAATCATCATCCATATTTGGTGCTTTAGTCTTATTAAAAGCATTATTAAATTCTTCAATAAGTCTTTTTTTACCAAAATAATGATATATATCTGAATAATCTTTTGCTTTATCAATTAAAGGACAATGAATTATCTCAAAACCTGTTTTTAATCTAAGATTATAGGCATCTATTTCACCTGCTGAATCTCCATCAAATGCTATATAAATATGGTTATATCTTTTTTGTAAACAATTAATTGCAGAATCACTTAACTCTGTATTTTCTGATTGAACATATATACAGGGTATATTAACATTAGACCATAGACAGATACTATCTTTCAATGATGAACATATAAGCAATGTATCTCCTGTCTCTGGAATTTTAGACCACAAACCAATAACACTCTTGTCATTGGAAGATGTCCATTTGTAACCATTTTTATTATAGGGTTGATAAATTTTCTTGGTGATATTCCCTTCTTTTCTTTCAATATAACAATATGCTAGTTTATCACAAGCAAATGTATATCTTTTATTATCTTTATATATAATTTTATGACTAATAGGATATACTTCAACATACTTTAATAGATTTATATTACATCCATAAGATTCCCAATACTCAACATCATAATTTCTCCATTCTCTAGTTTTAACCTCTAGTCTGATTTGACTACTACTTATTGTAGCTGAGTTATGTTTAATTTGAGATTTAGAGATATTAATCTGCTTAGTATTAATATTCATATCTTTACTTATCTTATCTACTAGTTCTATAAAACTAATATTGTAGATTTGCATAAGTAAATCAAATAAAGACCCTTGTTCTCCTGTTGCAAAGTCTTTATAATGTATATGTATACCATCACTTGAATATAATCCAAATGAAGGTTTAGAATCATTCCTTAAAGGGCTATTCATTCTAAAAGGAACTTGTGTAATACCAAAGTAGAAATTAAGTATTTGACCCTCATCTACTTTGTTTAATATATCTTTTAAAGTTATTGAAGTATATCCATTGCTAATCATATTATTAATATATTAAGCGTTTGCCCAAGGGTTATTTGTTGGTGCTACAAAAGGATTTTCCTTATTTTCAGCACTAAAATTAGTCTCTGATACAGAATATTCATGAAGTGTTTTATAGTCAAATTCTGTAGTAGCTAAACCACCATTATTCTTTCTATTCTGAATATCTGCCTCAAGCTTAGATGTAGAATTACTACTATTCTTCATAGTGAAGTGAGTATAAACACTAGAATATTGCTTACCATCATCAGTAGTTCTTACACCAATAGCAACCTTAACTTTATTATTAGGCTGCAAGGTAATACAATCTTTAAGTTCAGACATATTACCCTTGAAATAATCTGTAATGTGGTCAAGTCTACATTCTGCATCCTGTGGATTATCAATCATAACCCAAGAGCCATTAACATACTTCTGACAAGAAGGAATATTCAAATAGTTCTGCAAGAACATAGTAAGAGCTTCTTCACCTCTAAAAGCTGGTCTATAATTATTACTAATACTAAAAGGTTTAACTTCACCTGTCTCTTTATCAGTATATGTAGGAATAGTTTTATTCTTAACATCATCCTGTGTAGCCCAAGCAGTTCTACCATAAGAATCAATTACCTGACACTTAGTATTTTCCTTATTAGTAAAGATATTATTCTGAATAGAGAATCTAGCTTGGAAGAACTCCTCAATACCATTATTAGTTTCAGGGTCAGATTTCAAGATAAATGTAGGATAAGCCATCTGAATCTCCTTCCCATTATTATCCTTCATAACCCCATAATACTCAGGGTCCTTAGTAATATCTCTACCATAGAGATTACTAAGTTCTTCCTTAGAAGGATTAAAGGCTACTACTTTACAGCCTGCAATACCAATATACTTCTTAAATTCAGTAGCTTCTTGAGACTCCTGAACTTTGCCAAATGCCATCAAACTAATTGTTGTATTCATTTCTTTTATTTTATTTAATTGTTAATAATTAATCAATATTATCATTATTACCTGCATTTCCAAGATTATCAAAAGGAAGTGCTTCACCAGCATCAGGAATTTCTTCTGTTGGCTCCTGTACAGGAGCAACAAAAGTAAGTACTCTCTTCTTCTGCTGATACTTACCTTCCTTGTCCATCTTAGGTGTACCATCCTCATTAAACTGAGGAATCTGCTCATCCTTAATAAGCTGCTTTGAAATAAAACCACCAGTAAGCATCTTAACACCTGCTTCATTAGCCTCAATAATAGCTAACTGTTCATCAAGCTCTGCCTGAATTTTATTAAGGTGCTTTTCCAAAGTCTCAATTCTACTATAAATACTAGAATTAGCCTTATAAATGTTCTTAATCTGAGAAATCTGACGTGATGTCAACTTTGTTAAATCTTTCATTTTTACTTTTATTTTTAATATATTAATAATATGTTTTCTTTTGTGTTTCTATTAAATATAGAATTAAGGCTTTCTTGTTTAGTTAATGTATGTATTGCATACTTACACATATAATATTTAAGAGCTATCTTTACATATTCACTATACATTTCATAAGGTAAAGAAGTTATAGTTTTAACAAATATATCTACATATTTTCTTTCTTTACCTTTTTCAATACAATAATTATCTAATAATAAGATAATATCTTGTAAAGTAATATGTCCAAATATTAATATAGAAGTAGCAATACTAACTATTTTATTTCTATCCATATACCTCTTTAATTTTATCCATTACAATAGATAAATCATTAGGAATTTCATCAGGTAAGTCATCAAGTACTCCTAAGCTATCCTTAGCAGGATATTCTCCATCAAACTCTTTAATAAAATGTTTAATAGGTTTCTTATTTTCTGCATCATAACCTACTTTACCAAAGAGAATAATGTCAAACTTCCCTTCAGGTGTGATATAATCATCCACCATCTTACCTGTAGTCTTAAACTTATAGGAAATAGAATCACCATTTTTATCTTTATACTCTTCATAATGAGCACAACAGATAATATTCTTATTCTCAGGGCATCCTTTAAATGAATCAAAGATAAGACCCATTCCATAGCCTATTTGCTTTGGTGTATCCCATCCTCCCTTCATTGCATTTGCCATATAAAAATCTTGTGCAAGATAATTAAAATCATCAATTACAATATTCTTATAAGGGCAATTAGGATTCTTAAAAGCATCAATAACTTCTGCTACTTTCTTAAATCTTTCAAGTCCATTAAGACTATCAATCTGCATTCTATTTCCTTTAACCATATCCATCACATTAGTAGATGGACATAACTTAAATTCTGGATTAGGAACAGCCCTACCAATACATTGTATTACAAAAGTTTCTTTAGGATTTAAACCTTTAATACCTAATTTCTTTCTACCACAATAACTAGTAGTTTTTCCAAATCCAGACTTTGCTAAAACTAAAATCTTTGCCATTTAACTTCTATTCTTTATAAATGAATTGCAAAAGTACTATATTTATTTTACTCTAGCAAATCTTTAACTCTTTTTATTATACCACAAACAAACATACTTATAGTAGTATTAACTGTTTGTTTATTTCTTATCTTATCTAAATACTTATATACCTTTTCTAATTCTACTTTATTATTAGGAAGACATAATTCATCAAATCTATTAATAGCACCATCAAATAATAATGGACATACTCCATTAGATTGCCCTGCTCTATTTAATACTATTTCCATAGACCTAAAGTTACCTTTAAACTTAGTAATATCATAACCAAACTTTTCTTTTAACTGAAAAGAAAATGGATTTAATATACCAATCATAACATCACAAGCTTTACCAGTATCTTTAGAATCAGCTAAACCTGATAATACAGGAGCAATTCTATCATTCTTAAATGCTTCAAGACTAATAGATTCCATATTCTGCTGTTGTACTACTACAGGAATATAATTATATCTATTTCTAAACATAACTAAATATTCTGTAAGTTTATTAATAGCTTCTCTTAATGTAGGACATATTTTTTCTGGTGATAATAAGCTGACATGATCAACTATAACAAATACATATTCTCTTGGATTATTAGGTATATAATAATCAAAAGTTTCACCTTCTTTTAATTGTCCCCATTCATCTTTATAACTATATTTCTTTCTTACTTCTTTACCATTACATTTAGCGTAAGATAATACATCTTTATATACTCCAGTAGGATTACTACTTGGTCTAAAGTCCATTATTTGCTCATAAAAATCAAGAATATCCTTTATTTCACCTTCATTAATCTTCTGAAGTATCTCTTCTGGTACAGGAGCATCAGCATTAGTACTATTTAATTCTGTAGGACTAATATGAATTCCATAAATTCTATTTAATAGAAAAGATATAAATCTAAGAGTAATATTCTCTTTAGTTTCCTCTAGATTATAATAGAATATTTTTGGAGAAATTACCCCTTTATTATAGTAAGCAAATAGAATAGTATTATATACAAAAATATAATTAGTTAATTGAGTTTTTGAAGATTTACTTGCTCCACTAACTAAATAAAATCTACCTTGTTCCACACCACACCATTCACTTCTAAACCTACTAAAAGGTAGAGGTATACAATTTACCTCTCCTTTTAATATTTTATTCCTTCTTTCTAATAAAGAAGTGGTTATTCTCTCTCTTAAACTCATTAGAATGTCTTAATATACTCCTTCTGATGGTCAATATAATTGTTCATCTTCTCAATGGTAGCATTAAGTTTATCATCAAGAGCCATATTCCACTTAAGGAACTTCTTCAACTCTGCTTTGAATCTAGAGAAAGCTTCCTTTTCAGCTTTAGCTCTAGCAAGCTTCTTACCAGTTTCTACATCAAAGGTATCACCATTCTCTGTATTAAGCTTAGATACACCTACTGTTGTAAATCTAAGCTTAAACTTAGGTACAATAAACTTCTCAATAGCAGTTACAGTCTTCTTTACTTCATTTACCTTAAACTCAAGAGCTACATGCTGTAGCTTAAATGTTTCAATGTTGTTATTCATTTTACTTTATATTTAATTAATTAAACAATAATTTATTTCTTAATATTAATAGGAGTATCTTCCTTAAAATACTCATATGTTGTAAATTCTTCTTTCATTTTAACTCTGATGTCCAATCATTATTAATATTATCTTCCTGACCTTCATTCTCTATATAATCAGAAAGAATTGAAGTTACTACCTGTTCTCCATCTTTTACCTCAGATTTCCAAATAAAATACTTTAATAATTTAAGATAGGTATAATCACCATTCATAGAATTAATATACTTCTGAGTAGCTGTAATTATTTGCTCATCTGTATAATTTGGATATCTTAAGAAGAAACTCTGTAACTTTTTTCTAATATCTTCTATATTACCTTTATAATAATAACTAGTTCCAGGCATTTTACCTTTAGGGTATATATCCCTTAGTTTTATTGCTAAATTCTGACATCTAAGATTAACAATATTAATTGTTTTCTTAGTATCTTTACTACTATCAAGTAATACAGAATTACAGAGGTTAATACCTTTATTAATAACACTATATTTCTTATTTAATTCAAAAAGAGAACAGTTACATTTAGTAATTAATCCCTTCTCAATTAAATCTTCATACAGTTTATCATTTTGGCATTGTAAAGCAAGTAATATAAATATTTGCTGAGCAGTAAGATTATATTTCTCACATACTGTATCATCTATAACAAATTTCATAGCTTAATATCTTTAATATCAGTAATTTCTTTTATCATAGAACTATCATAATCCTTAAGCATTTTATCTTTTAATTCCTCATCTCTAGTATCTTTAAAATAAGGTATAATAACTATTGGTTTAGGATGTCTTAATAACCTTCCAAATTTCTGTTGTGAAAGAATTTCTGAGGCATTTAAATTACAGAATAATCCTACTCTACAATTAGTTAAATTCATACCTTCTGAAAGCATATTAACACTAGATATATAATTAATCTTACTATTATTGAAATCATCAAGATTCTGTAAAGAGTTCTTATTCTTACTGTTAATAGGAGCATAATTCTTAAACTTTAAAGACTGCTCAATATTATTGCAGAATAAGAGTACTCTCTGGTCCTGTAAGATAGAGATAATAGACTGGCATATATCTACCTTCTGTTCTGAAAGCCATTTTAATCTTTCTGAAGCTGCTCTAAGCCATTTATTCTTAAAGACTACAGTTTTATTAAACATATACTTTCTTTTATACCAGTCTATTTTATCACTTAACTCATTATAATATTGCTTTTGGGTACATTTGATAATTATCTTTCTTGTAGTAAATCTTTTAATGAAATTCCATCTTTCATCATAATTACAAGTAACAGGATTACTACATCTAGGATTCTTTATTATCTCTGCTACACTTTTAATATTATCTAAATATAAAGGAATAGTATAAATTATAGGTGTAGGTAATACTTCATCTTTAATACCATCAGCAATGTTACCTTTAACTATATTATAAGTACCCAAAGATTTCATATAATCCATAATATCACGAGGAATTGTAGCACTTAAAAATAGTAATTTAACATTAGGATTAACTTTAAAAATATCATCAAGGATTTCCCTTTTAAGTTCACTTAAATGATGAGCTTCATCAAATACTATACAATCACAATATTTATTAAGTTTATGAATACTATTATAACAAAGAATTTCTACTTTATCTGTATTACATCCCCATTTCTTTATTTCTTCTTTCCAATTATTTATTAATGGTTGTCTGGGAACAATAATACTAACAGTAGTTTCTTCTTCATTTTGTTTAAAATTAAAATCTACTATCTTATTAATACAGTCAATAGCTAGTTTTGATTTACCATAACCTGTACCCAAATATAAAATAGTAGATTTTACTAATAATACTTTACTTAAAGCATTATTAGCAGCTTCTTCTCTAGTCATTATCTGGATTTACTTCTTTATAAAACATAATTTTATCTGATACTATTTGAGTATCATTAATAATTATAGTACTACCTTTAGGAATAATGAATTTGGCAACAGCATACTCTGGAAACCAAAGTACAGATTTCTTAAGGTCTTTTAGAGTCTTAAAACTATGAAAACCATTTGTAACTACAATATCAATATATTCATCTTCTTTTTTAAATCCTATCCGTAAAGGACTAGTACATATCTTTTTCTTCTTATATTTACAAGTATAAAAAGGTGCAAAATAGGAATTCTTAGTAGGAAAAGGAAATAATCTAGCATATTTAACCACAATTTTATATACTATTGTATCCTTCTCAAGAATTTCTGTTATTCCTTCATACTCACCTTTTAGATAATTAGTGAGAGGTATTCTTTTACAAAAACACATTATAATATCTTTACTTTAACATTATTAATACTAATTCTCTTTGAGTCTTTAGGGTGTATAAGTATGTCTATTCTATGTTTATGTCTTTTATTCATAACATCTTTAACTAAATACACTCCATAACCTTCAATATACACTTTCTTAGGTTTATTCTTAGGGAATAAATAAAGTAAGTCTCTAGAGATTGCACACCATTTAATCTTATTATTCTTTAAATGATGTAGATTTATCTTACTACCATCAGCAGTAATCAATGGTTGATTATTACACTGACTTTTAACTGGCTGGTAACAAGTCAACTTTACATGAGTTACAGTTTGTGCACAGCATTTAATAGTAGTAAAACATAACATTGCTACTATAATAAGTATATATAATGCAAAACCACAACTAATTTTTATATTCTTCATAATTAATTCTTTTATAATGTAAGTAATCTTTTATAAGTTCTTACATAATTTCCATTATTATCTCTACCATTATACCACATAATAAATACATAATTTCCATTAGACAATATCATATCTACTTTAGGACTATATTTATTATATAGGAATAATAAAAGAATAATAATACATACTATTATTATAATCTTTATCATACTTTTAGTTATTAAAAAGTGATAGTAGTGTGTTTCACAACAGACTACTATCTAAAAGTCAATCAAAAACTTTATAAACAAACCGTCTATTTCACATATTTAATCATTAAAAACTTCATAATCCATAACTTTTCCCAAGCAGTCATGTGCTATTCTATTAAGATGAGATTCAAATCTCTTCTTTTTAGACATAGAGAGCCATTCTACCCTTTTACTCCATTCAGGACACTCTTTAGAAGTCATATAATCATATGATTCATTAGAGATATTTAGTACTCTAATTCTAGTAGGAGTAGGACTCATATTAAAGTTAATATCAAAATTAGATTTAACTTTAATACCTTTCTTTTTATCATATCTTTCACTTTTAACAGAGAAATTTACTGATTCTTCAAATCCTCCTTCAATAATTTTCACACTAGCTTTAATTTCCATAATTTCTATTATTTATTATTATTTCTTTTATTAATATAATCTACTACCATATCTACTGCTACTGTTAATAGTTGCAATAGTTTTTCATTACTTTTAACTGAAATAAATAAGTCAGTAATCTGATTAATTTTAGCAATCTCTTTAGGATTGTCTAAGCTATTAATTTCTACTAACTTTTTAGTGACATCATTACTATGCTTCATAATGTCATGTAATTTCTTATTCTTCATATATTATAAATATTAAAATTAACAGTTTTACTATTGAAAACTGTTATGTAAAAGTCACTTTTCTTTAATAATAAGAAATAGTAAGAACTCACTAGCTTTTTCTTTAAAATCTTAGTTTCAAAATCACATAAGTACGTTTATAGTCATTACTTTTTGCATTTGTGGACTATAGAAAATACTATTATTACTCTATTTTTATTGATTAGCGAGTATTCAAAAATAGTAGACCAAAAATTTTACTCGAAATTTTTTTATTTGCTATGTTATAATTATTAGTATTTTCTATTTCATTTTAAAGATTTCATTTAATACATATATTATCATACATATATAAATAAAACAAAACATACTAGCTATTATTGCCATATGGTTTAGGGCAAATTAAAAATTATTAATATTATTATAAAAATACATAAAAGAGCTATAATATATTCCATATACTTTAATTTAAATAAGTTAATATCTTCTTACACCAAAAGGTTTACCATCCATAAAAGTAAAACACTTGAATATTTTTTCATAAGTCCAACTTGTCTCTTGATAACCTATTAGTATTCTATCTTCATCTAAAAGGGTTATTAAACGATGAACATTAGTATCTGTTTTTATCCAACCATAAGGATTATGACACTGCATTTCTTCTAGACATTCTTTTAAATTTTTAAAAGGTCTATATTTTACTTCTTGTTTAATCCTATAGTTATCAATATTTTTTATTAAGTTACTAACATCAGTAATAAAAGCAGGCTTCCATTCATTAAGAATAGAAGAATAAAATTCAATTTCTTTTCCAGCTAAATAAGCTTGCAATATTTCAGCTAGCTTTTTTACCATATCTTTATTCATGTTACTTTCTATTTAAATTAGTTTGATTCTTCAAGATGTAATGTCAAATATAAAATAATCAGTTAAAAGAATAAATACCCCTATTATAAATAAACCAAATAAGGAATTTAAGCTAAATGCAAATAAGATTATACTAGAAGCAATAAGAGCACCTCCTACTAATCCCAATATAATAATAAGATATTTTATCATTTTATTTTTAATTTTTATTATACTTTTTATTTTTTATCAAAACCTTATTCCTCCTCCAACTCTTTAAGTGCCAAGACTAACTCATTTTGAATATGAATTGTCATACCTTCACTCAATTTTATTCTTTTTGAGCCAATCATCTTGGAAACATTATTAATGTGAACTATTGCTTTTTCTTTGCTCATTGCTTACCCTCCTTTTAAAATTTCTATTAATGCTTTTAATTTCTCTGCATCTTTTAATCTCCTAAGCAAAGGAAATTCTTCAGAACAATCATGTGGACCACCTGGACCTAATCCTAATCTAACATTACAACTACCATCTTTAATATAGTTATTTCTACTAGCATACCAAGAATTATCAGTATCATAAAAATCTACTTTAATATAAAGAACTCTATTAAATTTATGCTCTTTCTCGTTATAAGTATTATCAGATAACCATAAATCCCAAAATTCTGGAATTCTGAGGGCTGGATGCCTTTCAAATCCAAGTTCTTTTAATATCTTCTCTGTTATCATATTACTTACATTTATGTTCTATAAAGGATGGTTAATCTTTATAAGTATTTGCATCTAAATCAATAACTACAAATCCTATTGCAGTACTAGGAATTCCATTCCGAACCACACTTCTATTTTCGGAAAAAAGAACTACTGCATGTTTGCGACCTTTACTATCTAGTATTTCATATCTTTCATATGAATGTCTATTACTTATAATCTATCTATTTATATCCTTTACAGGATGGTTAGTTACTAAAGTTCATCAAACTCTTTCTGAAATCTCTGTTTTGTTTCATTCAGAAGCTGTTTGAATTTAGTTTTAAATTCCTCGTCACACTGTACTAATCCCCAAAGGGCATCAGCAGTGTTATTAGTAATATCTGAAGGTATATTTAAGAGCACATTTACTTTAGGAATTAAACTTTTTGCTAAGATATTTCCTCTTTCTAATTTTTCTGTATTCATATTACTATCTATTTATTCTTTGCAAGATGCTAAATTTTTTCTTAATTCTTCTTCTGTTATAGTCATTTTCTATTAATTTCTGTTGGGTCATAACATCCATCTATTTTACATTCTTGTCCTAATATTGAATGTTTACATCTAATGTTTTCAAAATAAGGACAGGGTGGTTGCTTTCTTTGTTTACCCATATTACCTCCTTACAGGATAAATTATTCTACTTTCTCATAAGTTGCTAAGAAAATATCAGGCTTACAAGGATAGAATTCTCCCTTTACACCTTTAATAATGTAATCACCAATAGATGCTTCCATATCTCCTTCTAAAGTATGAATTATAAGGGTAGTACCTTTATTTGTAATACTTTCACCTATAAAATCATCAATTTCTGAGAGATTTGTTCCCAGCCACTGAATAGCCTCAATGATAACTGGCTTCTTTCTATATTTGTTATTCATTATTTTTAATTGATTTAGTTATTATACTACAATACTTAATAGCTTTAATTGCTATCCAAATAGCATGTTTTTGCTTAGGGTCAATAAGATTACTTCTAATTTTAAATAATATTTTTATAACCTCTTTTATATTCATTTATACTTCTATTTTTAAAGAAATATCAAGACCAAATAAAAGATGCTGTAAATCAGGAACATTTTCTACAGCTCTTAACCATACAATAGAATTATTTACTACTTTATAAGCAGCATAATTAGTATTACTTTTACAAAGTCTTATATGATAAGAATCATTAAAATAACCATCTTTATCTTTTTTCCATCCATTCTTTTCAAGAATTTCTGGGGTAAGAGGTATATCTTCAATAAATTCATCACAGATAACTCCATTAAAATTATCTTTAACCCCTTTAAAACAATATCCATACTTTGAAGTATTAGTTACTTCTATTAAGTATTTAGTATTACCTATTTTATAATGTAATAAATCACTAGTAATATATTTTGGCATAATAATTAATTAATTTTTATTAATACTTAATCTTCTGCTATTTCTATTCCAAATGTTACTATAAAGCCAAGAAGAGTAAAGAATGTAAAGATTCCTATAGCATCATTTTTAAATAGATAATAACTATATACTTCTAATACCCCTATTAATAAGTAAGCAATAAGGATAATACATAATTTAAATACTTTCATAATTGTTAAAATTTAATTCTAAAATCTTTACCTTTAAGAGTAGGTCTCTTACTTAAGATAAATTTTTCTAATTCTTCTAAATCAATAGGGAAGATTGAATTATATTTATATTTTAAAGTACAAATAAATCTTCCATTAAGCATAATGTCAAATGTAAATATTTCCATTATTCATTTCATTTCTTATAAATTACAACTGAATCTACAGGAGTTTTACCTTCATAAGTAATTCTTAATTCTGTCTTACCTTTATATACATCCAAGGCAGTAGGAGTATTACTTATGTATGCTATAATAAATAACAATCCTATAACTGCAATAACTAAAAATACATTAGATAAAGCTTTATTACCTTCATATCTTATTTCAGATGTACAAGCTCCTATTACAAAGATAACTAAAATAAACCCAAAAAATGCTAATATATTCACTGTTTACCTCCTTTCAATATTAAAGAAACAATATCATTTCTATAAGCCTATTGGTCTATGCCATGACATGCTGCTTCTGTTTCCCAACTTTGAAGTGAATTATCCCTTTGTATAGTAAAGAAATAAGTCTCTCCAAATATATCACTAGTAAAGATTATGTATTCCAAATTCTTAGGCTCTTCTTTAGTGTTATGCCATAGGTCCTTAAATACCTCATTAATTGCCCAATTTACACCTTTCTTGAACCCATCTATTCTATTTTCACTATCATAAATTGAACCATAGTCACAAAGCTTATTAGCAGCTTTTGCAATCTTATTATCATCTATCATAATCTACCTTTCTTTTTTCTAAGTTCCAGCATTCTTCTAGTTTTACGTCTTTCCTTGCCACTAGGAGGATTGCCTGCATACTTTAGTTGTGGAATGCACTCATAACCTCTATATAGATGAGCTTCTTCATTAAGTTTTTCAAGATACTCATCAGAAAGTGCTTCTTCTACTAAACTTGATGAAGTTATTACTGCCTTAACATCTTCCATAAATTACTTATTTTATAAAAAGTTTTTTATTTCTTTATCCCAGTTTGTATTATGTTCCAAATGATATTTAGAATCATTTAAATCTATTAATACAGCCTGATATAAAGAATTAAATTGATTACGTGTAATTGGTTTCCAATACTTAGTATCAGTAACTTTAAAACTATTTTTATAGATATTATAACGTCCCACTACTAAGCAAGTTACTACTTCCTCTTCTTCCATATCAAGAACTTGAAAGATTTCAGTAGTTTCACCAATATCTTCTTCTATAAAGCAATCACCTACTTTAATATTCTTAACACATTTCTGTGTTTCTAACTTTCTTATTGTATTAAGAATTTTAACTTTTTCTTTAGATAAATCATCTAGCCTATCATATAGTTTATTAATAGCATCATCATAAGCTTTATCTTCATAAGTAGCAGCTAAATTAGATAATCTATCTTTTAATTTATCAAATTCTCCTTTTATTATTTTCTTTTCCATATTTACTCCTTCACATTTTCAGTTGTTCCTAATAAATGTTCATTACCTTCATAAGGAATACAATAGTTCCAACTAGCATAAACACAATAGTAAGGCTCATCTATATTTTTATGACTAAACAAGTTTGCACGCCACTTACTTGATTTACTATCTCTAACCAACACCTTATCAAAAGGTTTTGGAGTCCACTTTGGCTTCACGTCAACAATAGCTTTCTTATCACTATCCCATCGTTTGCCTTTCTCTTCGAGAGCTGAGAAAAGCTGTTTTTTCTCTTCTTCTGTGGCAAATCTTAAAATCGAATCTTGGAGAATATGACCATGAATATTATATTCTATAATTTTTGTCTTAATATTAAAAAAGACATGGGAATCAAAGCCTTTCCCAAAATTACTATACTCCCAAAATATTACCATAGCTGAATATTTATCCCAAGTCATTTTGATAATATCTCCATCCTTGAACTCAGACTTTTCAATTTCCAAGGTCTCACGATTAAGTTTACCACCCAACTTCTCTTCGATAGTTTTGAGGTATTTCTGAGCAGCATCCTCTGTTTCTAGAGTGAAGTATTCTGTTTTAAAACCATTAAATCTTCTTTCATAATTATATTCGTTTCTATAATTTTTCTCATAACAATGCTTACCTACAAAAATTGTGTATGTGTCATCAATAAACTTCTCAAAGATAAGATGTATATTCTTATCTCGACTAACCAGTATATCACCCTTTTTCCAGGCAAATTTAGACCAGTCTTGCATTTCTTTTGATGGGAAAATAACACATTCTCCATCATCAAACATATTGCCAAATTTAATTAATGTACATTCTCCAGCTTGCATTAAACCAAATTTTGAAGTACAGAATTTTATTTTAAAAATTTCATCTGTTATGGCTTCAAAAGTACATTTTCCATGAACAGTAGAATATAATTTAGTACCTTTTGGTTTATTTTTTAAAATAGTTGCTATGTTTATTTTTGTTTCCATGTTATTTATTCTTTATTAATACTTTTATTAATTTCTATAATAAAGTCACTCCAGTTATATTTTTTACAATCTCCCAATCTGGGTCTTGTATATTTTTTAATGCAAGAAGGTATCCCTTTTTAAATTGTTCTGATGTAATTTTTACCCAGCCTGTAATATCATATATATAAGAAGAATCTCTACCGATATAATCTTCATCTACACATATATAATATATATAGCTATTACTTATTGAAACAATTTTTATTAAAGTGTTAAATTCAATATCAAAATAGCAATTTCCAACAACAAAATTAGAAAGTATTTCTTTCTTTTCTAATATCCTAATTTTATTATAGATATCATCCCTTTCCTTCTTTAATTGTTTATATTTAGCTCTTAATTCTTTTAATGTTTCCATAAAGATATAATTTACTCATTATACATATAAGAAATACTGTCTAATAATACATTATTATGAAAACCTTCATAAAATGTACTATCAATATTACATCTTATATTAATATAATCACTCATTATTTCAGATTTATCTTTATCCCATATATTATTATTATCAAATATAATATCAGCTAAGTTAATAACTTCTTTATATTCTTCTAATTTATAATATTTAGATTGTAATTCATCAATAAATTCTCTTTGTTTATTAATTATTTGTGCTTGATTATATAAACAAATAGTACTAAATATAAGAAGAGAGGTTAATATAGCCTCTCCTATTATATGATATAAAAAATGTTTCATAATTAATTTTTATAAATGGCATCCAGAATAGTTTTAAAATTAGGATTATTAATTATGTCTATAGCATCTTTCTTATTTCTAAAGTAGATACTATTACGAATATAATTCCAACTATAATCTATTGCATAAGTATTATCATTACTCTTATATATAATGTAATACTTATATTCATCTGAGTTACACCAATTTGGTTTCCAATCTCCATTGTAATATTTAGCAATATTCATTAACTGTGAAATAGCTAAAATCTTATCCATACAGTGAATACGTACTCTAAGTCCACCAAAATTGGTAGGACAGGCTTGAAGTATATCATTATAAGTAGTATCCTTCTTTTTAAATTTAACTATACCTTCAGCTAAACTACTATTCTCTGTATCTATCTCCATTCCTTCGGGAATATCAATAGTTAATTGATTATTCTTTATTTCCATATTATTATTATTTATTAATTTAAAAATTACACTTGTTTTATCATGTCTAAATATATGAAAACAATGCCCTAAAAAAGATTTATATTTACTACAACCACTGGTTTCAAATGCACATCCTATACATCCTGTACCTATGTTAATTTTTACTACTTGATACCTTTTATCTCCATAAGTAAATACTTCACCTATTTTTCTTTCCATAATTCTTTAACATTAAAATCTTCATTTTTATTAATGTATTTAAATTTACCTGTATAAACAAGTGTATTAGATACTACTTCATTATAGCAATTAACCATATATGTACTACCTTTTGGAATAATAAATTTTCCTACATAAACAGGATTATATAAAACATTTGTAGTAATAAAAGGATACAAATTTCCATTAGGAAAAAAGAGCATATCTTTTGTCTGTAAGTCACATACTCCCTGTAAAGATAATAAACTATGTAAACCTATATTAATAGAATCTCTATTAAAATCTACATATTCACGCATAGGAGTATTTCTGCTATACATATAATTAGCCATAAAATAAGAATAAAACCTAACTTCATCTGCAAAGCAGCCTACTTTATAAACTGTAATATCTCTTTTTGCTATTAAGAGTTTACTTTCTTTTGTTTTATTAAAGCACATAAGCTTAATATTTAAAATATGTAAATATAAAAAGGAGTATATTAACTAAATAGTTAATACACCCCTACAAAACATATGGCTAAAGCCTCTCAGAGATTTTGGAGAAGTAATACGAATTGAACGTACTTCGGCTACTTGATGTATACAATTCTACTATAGTATAATTAGATTATAGCTAGTTCGGAAATTTAACCTGTTAAGTTACCTTTTCACCTTATCACCTGTCCTATATATTTGCAACTATATAGGTAACTTCTCTTTTAATAATTATTATATCTTTATAACTTTACCCACTTACCTGTGTAAATAATGTTAGAAGAAACAATTTCCCCTCTAGTATTTATATAGTATTCAGAACCTTTAGGAACTATAAAAGTACATAAATATAGATGAGAGTATAGACTTAAGTCATCTACAAAACCCATGATAGCATCTCCTAAATATATATTTCTAAAATGAGGATTTGAATAAAATTCTATAGCTACTTCTTTATAAGAATGGTAACCTTCTTCTATTTTAATCATTCCACAATTATCTTCTACAGGCTTTAAAGGAATTAGTGGATTATTTCTTTTAATTCTATAGATATGTTTCTGAAATAAACTAACAAAAGTATTACCAAGTACTACACCTATTTTATAGACATAAAAGTCTCTTTTAGCTGTCTGTTTAGTATATTTTCTACCTATCCAACACATATTTTAAAGTTCTAAATATTGGTCATAAAACAGTCTTTTTATCTTATCTTCTCCTATCATTGAAACTGCTTTCTTTATAGCTTCTTCACTATTAAAGTAAACAATTCCAGCATACTTAACATTTATATGTTTATAAATATAAATATTATCAAACAATTTAACAGCTATAGAATGATTTACTCCATCATTCCTACCTAGAAAATATTTAGTACCTTTTTCTATTTTTGTAATACTATTAAAGTAAGAAGCAAGTACAGATAATTGTGATAAAGTTTTAAATTTGTCTATTTGTCCTTGAGGTAAATCCAAACTTACAGTTTTAGATTGTTCTTTGACATAATAGAGTATTATTTCATCTCTACTAAAAGCACTTAATGCTAATACTTTAAGTGTATCATTATTGCTGCTATACCAATTAGCAGCTTGTTGTATAGTTATTTTTACATTTCTTGTTTCCATAATTATTTAATTTTAATAGACCAATCAGGTCTGTTATACATATTCCTATAATGATTTGCAGATTTATAATCATTAAAAGGTTTAATGATATTACCTGTACTATCTAATAATAAAACTTGTTTCATATTATTTGATTTTCTATTTGATTATACATAATTATACTATTTAAATGATTTATTAATGTATATAAATGTAGAATAATTATATACTCTCTTCATCAATATACTCTCTAATAATTAATATATTTTCCTTTTCTTGTTTATGTACAGCTAAATGAATGTTGTTAGAAAGTAATAGTAATTTTTCCATTTCTTTTAAATTATGTATTGTAATAGTAACATTCTCATAGAATGATTCTCCTTGAAAATAATTTCTATTATGTCCATGTTTAATATTAAATCCTTTCTTTTCTAAAAAATCAAAAGCATTTGTATTAATACCCATAGAGTGACTTCCTTCTAATAATGTAAATTTCATAATTTGTAATATTTAAATTATTAACTTAAAATTGTTAGGTCCTATAAGAGAGAATAAATAAAGGCTAATATTTATTAACCAAACTAGAGTTATTTATCTCCTTACAGGACTAACAATCATTCTTACAAACAATATTTAATTAAATTTTACTTTTAATTTCTTTAAAAAGACAATAGCTATTAATTCCACCTGCAAGAAGCAAGAAGAATAATACTATGAATATTTGTGTTCCTTTATATAAGAATAAATAGAAACACATTGCAATAGCAATTATATAAATAAATTGCATAAATGCAAAAAAGACTAATGTACTACACTTTTTCATAACTAAGGAATTAAAAACCTACATAGTAATAAATACTATAGTATCTATTAACTATGTAGGAAAAAACTTATAACATAACAACTTAATATTTAAAAAGCTTTTTAGGTTTACTCTTATGTGCATAGTAATTACTTTTTTCCTTACTTTCACAAAAAGTCAACTCAATTTCTTTTGTCATCTTAACTAGATGACCATTACGAACAACAGTTCTTGTTGATTTGTAGTAGCAAGTAGCTACTTTTTCATTAATTGTTCTCATAATTCTATTACTTTTTTAATGTTACTTTAAACCAAATGCACTTACCTTTCAGTAAATGTTTATGCAAAGCAAAAGCTCTGCAATCTTTTAAACCTTCCTCTATAGTTTTAGAGGCATTGATAGTCCTAGCTAAATAATAGTTAGGTCTAAACATTCGATAGAATGTTATTAAATACTTCTTTTTCATTTTTCTGTTAATATTTTAATAATCCAAATACCTATAAATATCCAACCTACTATAATATACTGTTCATCAGTTAGCATATTTAATACTGCTAAAATACCAATAGGTATTATAATATAAAGTAACTTTTTCATATTGTTTACTTTTAAGTTGTTAATAAGTAGATAGTGCTATAGTACTACCTACTTAATTGTCTAATAAAAATGTGCCATTAGTAGAGCAAATCTACTATGATTTTAAAGGCTTCATCATCTTTTGTTTTGCCTTCAGCCTTCATTAATTTAAGCACTTGCTCTAATTTGTCCTTTAACTCAATAGAGAGATTAATAGACATCTTTTGTATATCTTTTAATGCCTGATGTGTTGTAATATCAGGTTTAACTTTACTAAAAGATACATTAGGTATTTCTTTACTATGCTCTAAAGCATAAGCAACTGCTTCTATTGAGGATAGTGTATGAGTTGTTTTCATATTTATATATTTTTATTATTTTTAACTATGTATTTTGCTGATATTTCATACTAAATAAAACAACTAGAGTTGTGATAAGAAAGTATAAAATGTTATCATCTTATTTGTTGTTAATAAAATGATGAGAGAGTAGATTATAGTGATTTTATAGGGGATTTGTTTTAACCCCCACACACCTTAATCCTTTAATCCTAAAACCTTAATAATCAATAGATTACAAAGTTCTATTAAAGTGTTTATTTAAGTCCTATAAGAAAGAAAATACTATAAAACTGTAAAACAGAAGAATATTATTTCTTCCTTACAGGACCTAAAAAACTTTAAAACACACATGATATTCTCTCTAATGCTATTTGATATTAACACTAGAGATAATAAAAAAGGGAGCAAGGCTCCCTTCTCTTTAGAAGCTGACAATGCTGTTAGAGTTTTCACCCTGCTCATGCATTATCAACATGTGCTCTCCATTATCACTTCTGATAACTTCACTGACAACTGGAGTCTTATAGGTTTTTCCATTAAGCATCTTATCTGATAGCTTTTCAGCTACCATACCAGTAACTTGACCACATGCAAAGAAGCACATTGTGGCACCACTCTTATGTGTCTTCTCCTTGCTAGGATAGACATCAATGTTTGCACCATTGCAAGCTGATTTCATCTCTTCTAGAGATACAGTTTCTACAAAATTGTTGTTTGACTGATTGTTTGACTTAAAATTACTAAAATTAATCATAATATAAATGTTTTAATTGTTATAGGGGGGACTATCCCAACCCTATAGTCTAGGGGGTGAGTGAGGGTGGATTATACCACGCTTATGTAACTATAATAAAAATTTAAAAAATTAAAATTAAAAAAATAAAATACCACGCTTATGACAATATAGTCAATTTCAAAAAAAAAATAAAAAATTTAATTATAAATTTGGTAGTTTAATTTTTTATTTGTATCTTTGCACTGGAATTAGAACTCTATGTCTAATTGGTTCACCCTAGTGACATTGCATTGAAAAGAAGCCTAGGGTTACCTACTGCTTGGTAGTTTTAAATAGAAATGAGATTGAGTGTACCAAAAACCATATGATATAAAATATTGTAGTCTGCCTACATAGATGAGAAAAGGCTGAGGGTAAAAGACTCTAGGGGAAATAATATAACCGCCAATAAAGAAGTTCATATGGAATACCTTAAGAATAAATAATTAAGGTCAAAACTAAGGGATAATTATAAACTTTTCAATGCAATATATATAATGTTAAGAGTAACATTAAAAAGAGTAGTAATTAAGTTTACTACTCTTTTTTGTTTATATACTTGTATATATAAAACTTTATTTATATCTTTGCAGAAAATTTAAAGTATAAACTATGAGTTGGAATGAATTAAGTTTAAAAGATAAAGCTGACTATATTAAAGAATCAGTTAATAATGGTATATATAACTTATCTGATATAAGAAACAGATATAATATGTATGCAGAAGGTGGTTATAAACCATCAGAAAGTATTAAGAAAAGAATAACTAATTGGGAGGGTAGTTCAATGAGAACTAATAGGTCATTTCAAGCAGAAGCTAATGACTTTAATAGAGTAATACCATCAAGTATTAGGTCTAAATTATCTCAACAACAACTTGATGCCTTATATTCTTATGGATATAATGTAGGTATGGGTAATCTTAAGAAAAGAGTATTACCTACCTTAACTAATTATGTTCAAGGTAAAGCATCAAATGAAGATGTACAGAAATCTATGTGGGCTTCAAAAGATAATGAATTAAGAGGTCTTACTACTAGAAGAAACATTGAAAGAAGTTTATTTGGTGGTAAATATCAAACTGTATTCACTGGTACAGGAGGAACACCACATAATTATGGTTATACTGCTACTACTAATACTAATAGAAGTAGTAGTAATCCTTATCAAATACAGAATGAAGAATGGCAAGGTAAAAACTATTTAGGTGCATATAAAGGGCTTCAATTATCTATGAATGATATTATGGGTAAAACTAAAGAGAATGATATTGATGACTTATTCTCTACTGGTATAGGACCCACAATATCTATGGATAATTTATTATCTATTGGTAATAATAATGTTGCTCCTGTACAGCCAGATTATAGCTATGCTAAATCATTACTATCAGATTTTGATTCAGATTTAAATAGTAATATGTTTGGCAATGGAGGTAAAATACCAAGAACCTATCAAGGAGATTTAAATCATTTAAAAGATGTAAGTTATCAGAAATGGAGAGCACATTTACCTACTAATTTAAGAGAAGAAACTTCAGATTATAACTTATATGAAGCATATAAATCAGGTGCTAAACCTAGATTAGAATCTGATGGTTTTTATCATTTACCTTCAAGAGACCCAAAAACAAATAAAATATTAAAGAAAGCTACGCATCCTACTTATGGTATGGCTTTAAGAGAAGATGCTATAGAAGGATATTTACCTGTATATAATAATGGTGAAACATATACATACCCATTACCTTGGATTAAAGCTTATGGAGGTAAAATTAATATGTTTGCTGAAGGGGGTAATTTAAGTTTTATAGATGCAGATAATAGAAGAAGTAATATATTACTTCATGTAGAAGATGGTAATCTATATGATAGTGCAGGTAATAACTATACTCAAAGTTATTTAGATGAAGAACATGTACCTATAATTAAAGGTACTATGCCTAGAAATACTAGACAATATTATGACCCTAATACTACTATAGATTTTATTAATGCTGCTACTTTAGGATTACTTAATAGAGGTTCTATATCACAAGATGTAAGATTAATGAAAGATGCTTATAATACTATATTTGGTAATATGTCTTATAGTGATTTAATAAATAGTGCTACACTAGGAAATAAAGGTATATTTAATAATCCGGCATATAATACTTTATTAGATTTTGCTGTACCTATAACAGGCTATGGATTATCTAAAGGATTAAGTTCAAATTATATTAGAAGTAGAATTGCGTCTCCTTTTGTCAAATCTGCATTATCTCCTAATAACTTTAATAAATCTTTAGCTAGTTCTAATTATATTTTAGATAATTTATCTAAAATGTATCCTAATTTAAGTGAAACTGAATTAAGTGCTATATATCGTAATGCTTTTAATAAGAAAGATTATTTAACAGGACAACTAATACGTGATTTACATTACTTAAATACAGCAGGTAATAATGCAATACTTGATGGAGCAAAGCCTAGAGTAACTTATCATGGAACAAACTATGGTAACTTTTCAGTATTTGATAGTTCTCAATCTAATGCTACAATAGGAGGTTCTGCTGCTACAGGAGAAAAAGGCAATTTTACTACAGATGATTTAAAGGCAGCATTAAACTATGGAGAGGTAAATCCTGAATATTTATATTATGGAAATAAAAAGCCTATTACAAATTCACCATTTGATAAATATATAGATGTAAGAAATTTAAGAGATTGGAGAAATACTGATTTTCTTAGTCATGTAGGAAATGATACTCAGAGAGTAGTTTATCCATTATATACTACTTCTAATAATCCATCAAAGATATGGGATTTTAAAGGAAATCCTTGGAGTAAATATCCTAATACTAATGAACTTGGAAGAAGGTGGGAATTAAAAGTTGTACATGATTTTCCTATGGAAGAATCTGGTAAGAAAAATCAAGGATTTACAGAAACCTTTTTAGACAGAAAATCATTGTATGATAGAATACAACAACTTAAAAAAGAAGGTTATACTGTAGGAGAAAAAGAGTATGACTATGACTATACTAATCATAAGAAAATAGCCACTGGTTGGAGAAGATATAGAACAGGTTATTGGGATAATGTAGCTAATAAAAGAATACATTATCCAGAAATTAAAGCTATAGATAAGGTATCATCTGCAAGATATAAACCTACTACAAATGGTGTTGTACAACAATCTTTTGAAAAAGGTAATGATGCTGTATTTATTAATAATGTAGAAGATGCAAATGCAAAAGATAATTGGGCAATTAATGAAATTATATTTAGAAATGCAAATCAAGCAAAATTAGCTAATCCTTTTACTGTTGATGATAATAATAACTTGATATCAATATTAAAAAGAGATAATTTCTTAAATCCAGATATAAGATATAAAAATGGAGGTTTCTTAAATAATTATCTTAGCTTATGTTAAATAATCTTAATAAATTTGGTAGTTTAAAATATTTATATTATCTTTGCATCCGTAAAATAATAGATGTTTGAAATGATGAAGTTAATTATGAATTATATAAGGAATCTGATATTGTTTATATGGCAATTACCTCAGCACTTATTAGCTATACTATATATAGGATATTTAGTAATGATGTGTAAGGATTTAGGTGTAGATTCCAGATATAAACAAGCTATAGTAATTCCTTGTGTTATGAGAGGAGCAGTTACTTTAGGTTGTTATGTATTTGTAGGACTTAATTCAGAATATAGGAAAACTGTTAAACATGAATTAGGACATACAATTCAAAGTAAGATATTAGGTCCTTTATACTTAATTGTAATAGGTATTCCTAGTATTATTTACTGTGGTTTAAGAAGGTTATTTCCTTCATTAAGAAAGAAGAATTACTATAACTTTTACACTGAGAAATGGGCAAATAATCTTAGTGAAAAGTATATAAAGTAATCTTTTGATTACATTTTATAATGTTAAGAGTGATGACCTTAATATTATTAACCTGCATAAATAAATGGCGATATTCTCCCTTGCAGGTTTTATTGGGAGAATATGGTGGGTTAGACAAGTGGTTAAGTCATAGGGTTTTCATCCCTACATCAGGAGTTCGAATCTCCTACCCATTACTAATTGGAGTATGGTGTAATGGTAACACGAGAGATTTTGGTCCTCTAATTTTCAGTTCGATTCTGGGTATTCCAACTATGATGGCTCTGTAACTCAGTGAATAGAGTAACAGCCTTCTAAGCTGTGAGTCATAGGTTTGAATCCTATCAGAGTCACAAGAGGATTTGAGAAATCCAATGAGAATTGTAACTTTTAATATTCTAAAACTACTAAATCTGTGAAGACAAGGTAGTTATATTTAAAAATTTT